GGATTATCACCTAATGAAGCGATTATAAGTGCAGTCTTATTGATACCAATGAGTTTAATAATGGGTTACACAATGATAAAAACTGAAAATATTTTAGCACCTGGTATATACCATTCAATTCATAATTGGATAAATGTATTATTGTAAATGTATTAGATAAGGTTATATCAATTGTTGTCCTGTATTTTCATTGCCCCACATAATCTATTTATGGGTGACAAGGGGTATGGCACTCTAATTGACGGAGTCTTACAACTTTGGAGAGCTCTTTAGACTCGCCCAAACGTTAAACTCACATTATTTTAAAAAATATTACTCTGGAGTGGAGCTACATCAACGACATACGCAGAAACAGCTAGGAGGTAAAATATTGATTGTTGATGGACTAGTAAATGCAATTGTTAATCTTATAATGTTTAGCGTTATGATCTTATTTATAAAAAAAATGCAATCAATTAGAAAAAAGAATTATACGCCGGCTGGCTGGATAAGTATAGACAAAAATGGTATTAAGTTATTATTCTTGGGAATGTTTGCAGCATTATTTTATAAGTCAGTGGTAGGGTTAATTGGAATTATAAGTGGAACGATGATTTTCACTATAAATCAAGCAAGTATAATAGATACATTAATTTTTATGCTTGCTAGTTGTTTTGGCTATTTAGGTGTGGCGTTGTTTGAAGAAGGATTATTCAGAGGATATATGATGCAAGTGATATTAAGGAGGATGCCTATATTACTTGCGATAATTATACAGGCAGTGGTATTTGGATTGATACATTATAGTAATTATTCAGGCCAGCCACATGCTTTGGTAAAGATTCTTGATGCAATCTTAATAGGTTTAATATTTGGGATTATTGTAGTAAAAATGAAATCAATTATGTTAGTTATAGGGTTTCATTTAATGAACAATGTTGCAGAAGAAATATTGTTTTTGGATAAATTACATGTATTTAACAGAGCTGTTTATTTCCAAAAATCCAATTTTTATTAGATATTGGAATTTATAGAATTGATTTTATTAATTATTATATTTATATCTTTAACATTTTTATTTCGCAAGGACATTCTTTACAAGCGTCTGATTCGTGCTACTTGATAAATATGGCCATATAACACGACATTTATGATTGCAGTGGATAGGACAGAGAACTGAGTAACTCACATTACAGTTAGTTCACTTTTCGTATGTTTTGACGCATTAGTACTATATAGCGGGTGCGATCTTTGAGGTGAAACCCAACCTCTGATTATCCATATACCCGTAACCACAGACGTTCAAGTGAACCTCCAGTTATCCTACTACTGCGAAGAAATATTCTTTTTATCTGCGCCAGGACGGTGCGGTCAATGCGTACGGTTTCGTATAGCTACGGAATGTTTTACGAAAGAAAATATCTCTTTGCTAAATTGGAATTTGTGATGGTTAGCTCTCCTTGTACTCTTTTACAATTTTGCTAAGATTCTCAATTAAATATTCGTAAGCACGCATTTGAATTATGTCTTCATCTGAAGGGTTGTTGTAGAAATTATTTTCGTAAAGTTCTTTCCTCTTAAGATTGATATTGTGCATAGTGTTAACCAATATATTATCAAGAGTGGCTTCGACTAGTTCATGATATGTATCAATTTGCCCTTGCTTATATGCTTCTTGCAGTTTTTCCTCTAAAACATCTAGAGTTATTTCTCTCCCTTGATTAAGTAGCCAGATAGCAATTTCCTTTATTCTGTTAGTCATTGTACTCCCCCCTAATATTGCGACTGAATATACGGCGCCTTCCAGTCACTTAACATCTTTCTTGCTTTTGGCATGCTCACCCTCCTATTTTTCGTAATTAATTTCACCACATCTAGCCTGCTCTATCGCCGGACTATAACTTCAAAAGTGAATCATCCTAACAACTCACGCATTTTTTCCGCGAGTATTTTTTTTCTTGCTTCATAAAATGTTTCATAGTCTTCTATTTCAAGTGAAACATCCTGCGGAATCATAGCCTGTTTACAAAATTCAGCCTTTTGCCCATCATTCATATCATTGTAATAATCAACAAGGCGCATATCATTTTTGCTCCCATTACTTCTACCTTCAAGCAGATGTAAATTAGGAAGGCGATTACGCGTTCCTCGCCATCTTCGCCAATCTTCCATAGAAACAGAAATAGGTTTGCCTTCGTTGAATCTGTTGTCGGGGTGAAGATGGTCTTGCTCATATTTAAAGTTTCTATTTATCCAGTCAAGGTTCAAGTAGTAAAGAACTTCTCCAGCAACTCTGCTGCCTTTTTCTGTGTTAAGTACATCTTCAATTTTTCCATCTGTGACTCTCAAATCATTCATCTGATCGAGCATTTCAATAGTAATTTCATATTCAAAGCTATTAATATTACTCTTCATCTGTTGCAGCTTACCTGTAGTACCTGATTGGAAATAAGTAAAGAATATCGCTCTAAGTAAATAAGCACGAACACCCTTAATGTTTTTATCGTAATCAGGATTATAGTAAATATAGTAGATAATCGGCAAAAGCACGTTCCAACTACTTGAAAAACGGCTTATATCGATTTTCATTTCCTTAAGTAGACTTTCTAAATTTGTCAGTGCTTTCTTGAACCCATTCCAATCGTTTTTCATATCCTCTGCTATCTTTTTGTTAATGTTTGATTTTACAACATCCCCATACAACATCAGAGCAGAACGGATGATAAAGTCCGAACCAAATCCTTCATATGAATCAACGAGAATTTTCCCAAACTCGGTTTTTGCACTTGGCCAGTATGCCTCAAGAATTGACATCGTTATTTCGAATTTACGCAGTGCTTTACCACCACTATTAAACCTTACAAACATCTCAAGAGCATCATCTTGTTTCATGTCTGTAATTTCCGTATATCTAACCAGCTTTTCAACAAAAAGCTTTTTATACAGCTTTTGCAGTATGTTTCTAGCGTATTCCTTGCTATCTGTTGGAACATTCACGATGGCTTCTTCAATTGCTTTTTCTCTTGTGGTTTCATCTTGGAATTTCTTATCAACGATGTTTTTTACCTCAAACTGGGTCGGACTCAATTTCCCAACCTTATCACTAAACTTAATGTCGAATTTTTTGGTGTTGTATTCTTCTTCATCGACTGATATCTTATTTTTATTCAGTTCTATTAGTAGCTTTGTTACAATCTTACTTCCATTATTTCTTCTAGCATAATTCGGACGCAAGTATGCTTCGCCAAACAATGATAAAAACAGTGAGGTTAGCCTTTGCTGTCCATCCAATATGGCTGTATCGGTATTAGTAACGTTTATGCTTGTCAACTCATAATTGACACTGTCAGCCTGTTTTCTGCTATCAAATGTAACATCTGATAAAAAGCTACAAAAATATGTATCCCATGTCACATTGGAGTCATCAACGTGCCAAAATAGAAATGTAGCAATAGGGTAATCCAGCAAAATGGAATCCCATAGTTTTTCAATTTGCTCCATACCCCAGACAAATTGTCTTTGAAACGCAGGCATTACATATTTTCCGTCTTTGATGCTTTGCAAAGCCTCATGTATCGTTATGCTGTTATCTATTAATCTGCTCATTCTCTTACCTCTCAATCACAAAAATTCGATTTGTATTTCATGAGTATATCTTCTACCTAGTGCCAAATCGTTACTGTTTCACCTTCATCCTCAAATGCCTTTCCAAGGAGCTATTTAATCCTTTTAAGTTCTATTGGTTTAATTCCTTTATGTATTAAATGTTTCTCATTTACCATAATTGCAGCAATTGCAGATGCATGTCTTGGGCTAAAACTTGTACTTATCTTTGAAACATATTCACCCAATCCACCTCTAATCGGTACAGTCATTGAAGCTCCTAACAGATACCACTTATCAGCATCTATAAAAAACTCATTCAAAATTTTATTGTAAAGACTATCATCTATTTTAAAGACAATATTTCCCCATTTGACAGATACGCTTTTCAATTCTCTAAGAAATGAGATATCTTTTCCTCTACCTGACAAGGGTCTAATTTCAAATTCTTTCATTGTTAATATTCCTTTCAATTAAACTTGGGCATAAAGCCTCGTCGTCGAAATTTTAACAGCAGATAGCTCTACATTTACCTAAAACCAAGTCGATTTTGTCTTATTTCACCGAGTTAATCATTTATATCTTTTCTACAGTAATCTACAAGATAATTAAAAGCTTCTTCGCATCATTATCTTCTATTACAAATTCTTGTCAACTACAAGCTCTATATAATTTCTCTAAAATTCAGCAATATCCTTCCATTTCCATAAATAAAATAGCCGTCGCTCAAGAAGTTATTCCCATCAAGCGACGGCCAGTTTTATTCCTTATATTTCTATATCAATTTCAACGCAAGATTTAAACTCAATGGTCAGCTTATCATCAAATACCGAAATCTTTTCTATGAGCCTTCTTACCAACTGCTCATCATATTCCTGTAACTCTCCTGACTGCTCCATTAGAAATTCGGTCATTTCCTCAATCCGCTGCCTTTTCCCTTGACGCTCTGCATTTTGTACAAGAGAATTTTGTTTTAGTTCCCGCAGTCGATAAATCTCATCAGCCAGGTTGTTATAATCAGCTTTGGAGTTTGCCAACCTCAGCAGTTCATTTTGCAATTCATTCAATTTGCCATCAATATGGTCTGTACTTTTATCGTTCTCTTCATCTAATACAGTAGCTATATTATTCTGCAAAGTGGAAAGAAAAGCATCCTTGCTGCATAATATATCGTTTATAGCCTTGACCACTGCTCTTTGTAGAATCTCCTCATTTATAGTCGGAGAAGAACAATCTGAACCTTTCTCTTCAAGGCGACTTACACACCTCCAAACAATTGACTTATTACCCCTATTGTTCCAATGTATTCTTCTGTAAATTTCACCACACTCTCCGCAATATACAATACTGGATAGCGCATATCTGCTGCTGTAGACTCGCTTCTTACCACTTTTACCTGTATGTAAATTTGCCCGACGCACCATCTCTTCCTGTACCTGCATATAAAGTTCGCGAGGAATAATTGGCTCGTGGCTGTTTTCTACATAATATTGAGGAACAATACCATTGTTAACCACTCGTTTCTTTGAAAGGAAATCGACAGTGTAGGTCTTTTGCAGCAATGCATCACCAATATACTTTTCATTTTGTAGCATTTTTTTAAGGGTTTCAGGTCTCCATTTTGCCTTTTCGGCAGCGGTTAATATCCCATCCGCTTCCAGTCCTCGTGCTATTTGCAACAAACTTGCTCCCTCAAGGTACTCTCGGTAGATACGCTTAATTATTTCTGCCTCTTCAGGGACAATGACCAGATGCTTATTTTCATCTTTGGTGTATCCCATAAATCGATTGTGGTTTATTTGGATTTCACCTTGCTGGTAGCGGAACTGAATGCCAAGCTTTACGTTTTGGCTTAAGGACTGGCTTTCCTGCTGAGCCAATGATGCCATGATGGTTAGAAGTACTTCACCCTTAGAGTCCATGGTATTAATATTTTCCTTTTCAAAAAATACCTGGATGTTTTTATCCTTGAGTTGGCGGATATATTTTAAGCAATCCAGCGTATTCCGGGCGAACCTGCTGATTGACTTGGTAATCACCATATCAATTTTGCCTTCTAAACATTCTTCTATCATGCGGTTAAACTCATCACGCTTTTTCGTATTTGTACCGCTGATACCATCATCCGCAAATATTCCAGCTAGGTCCCATTCAGGATTGCCCTTAATATAACTTGTGTAATGCTCAATCTGGACTTCGTAACTGGATGCCTGCTCCTCACTGTCTGTTGAAACACGGCAGTATGCAGCAACTCGCAGTTTTGGCCTTTCTTTAGAATTTGTATTATTGCCCATGCGTGAACGCGCCGGTATCACCGTAACATTTCTGTTATTAGCCATCTGTTATCACCTCGCTTTCAATTAAATTATAGGCATATTCTGCTTGCTTAAAGGGATCATCGTAAAGTTGCTGCGGTGAAGGCGTGGAAAAGTGCAGTCTTTGGATAGTTGTTTCTTGCATCTCCGCATCATGAATTCTGCCAAGAATCTTCGCCCGTCTTAATCTTTCAGTTTGTACCTTTTCAAAAGTGTCATTATCAATTATCCGAGGATAGAAGCCATCTTCAACGTATTGCTTATTTGTCAGCATCTTGGTAATGGAAGCATGATAGCGTTTGATGCCCACCTCTTTCGCAGAGTCCGATAAAGAAAGTCCTGAAAGATAAGCATGAAACAGCTCTCTTATTTGTGCCGCCGCCCTTTCATCGATAACTGCTTTTCCGTTTTTAATGACATAACCGTATGGTGTATGCCCCACTTATCTCACCAGCCTTTCTTTAAGGGTAATTCCACATTTCATTTTGAAACCTATCTCTTCTTGTGAAAAAACAATGATTTTTTCTATGAAGCGGTCAAATAACTCTCCGTCAAAGCTTTCTATCTGATTATTAGCCTTGGATGCAAATTTCAAAAGCTGTTCCACTTTGACCACTGTGGCCATTCCACCGTTTACCGAATGAGAAAGAGCTACTTTTTGCTCTTTTAATATAGTTGCTTCCTTGCGCAGTTCATTGTTCTGCTTAATAAATAGAGCGGGGTCCAGGTACCCTTTGGTCATAAGACCCATGAGTACCTGACTGTGCTCCTTATTTTCTTCAATCTTCACTTCAAGCTCCTGCATCTGAACAATATTGTCTGAATAGTTCACTGCCCTTAAGCTCCGCAGCAACGGTTTTAGGATAGACTTATGTCCGAAGATTAGCTTGTTTGTCATGGTTATAAAAGCCTGATGAATGAAGTCCTCACGAATAAAGCGCATAGAGCACTCTGAAACATCATTGATATGTTTGGAACAACACCAGGCAATGTATTTGCTATCACCACTACCATGAGTTCTGCGTTTAAAGGTGCCTCCACACTCTGAGCACTTTATCTGTCCAGAGAAAGGATAGCGGTTTTGATATTTACTGTTTCCCTTTCCTATACCTTTCTCTTTTCCATGCTGCTCTAATATCTCCGCACACGCTTCATAATCCTCATGAGTGACGATTGCTTCATGATGGTTTTGAATAAGGTATCGATCCTTTTCACCATAGTTATAATGCCTGTTAAAATGCTCATCAGTATAAGTTTTTTGCAGTATTACATCTCCTGTGTACTTCTCATTACCAAGAATGCCGCGAATAGTGGATGCTGTCCAGTGCGTTCCACGTTTTGCAGGTATGCCCTCTGCATTCAGGTTATCGGCAATCTTCTGTGTCCCTTTACCGGATAAGGCCTGGGAAAAAATTCTCCTAACAACCTCTGTTTGTTCCTTATTCACAAGCATTTGCCCGTCTGAATAATTATACCCATATGGAGGGTAAGACAGCTTGTATGTACCGTTTTGAAACCGACGCTGAATTGACCATTTATTGTTTTGAGAAATAGAAACTGATTCACTCTCCGCAAGGCTGCTCAGGATTGTCAGCATCAATTCACTTTCCATAGACTGTGTATTGATGTTTTCCTTCTCAAAGTATATAAAAACACCGAGGCATGTCAGCCTTCGTACTATTTCCAGGCAGTCTGTTGTGTTTCTTGCAAACCTGCTGATAGACTTGGTTACAATGAAATTAATTTTCCTATTTTCACAGTCTGTCAACAGTCTTAACAGTTCTGTGCGCTTTTCTTTATGAGTGCCGGAAATCCCCTCATCATAATAAAGACCTGCAAATTCCCATCGCTGATTTGCCTTAATGTATGATTCGTAATGGTTTTTTTGTGTTTCCAGACTGACTAATTGCTCATCACTATGTGTAGACACTCGGCAGTATGCCGCTACCCGCAGTTTTGGCTGCATAGCAGCCAATGCCCTATTTCCTGATGTTTTTGTTACCTTTCTCATCATCTTCACCTCCTTCAGGTATGTGACATGTTACCTCTGAATGCCCAGTATATCAAGCCATAATCTGTACCAACAAAGGTGAGAAAGATTGACGATTTAATACGTCAATTTTGTTGAATTCCACCTCTGAAATAAGACCTGCCTTAAGCATCTTTTGAAGGATTTTCTTAGACCGCCAATAGTCGATTTCTCTTTGAAGCTCATCAGATGTTATTTTTCTGCTTGTTGGTATAGATTGACCATACGGTCTATTGATAATTTTTGTAACCTGCATTCCAGATCACCTCCGCTTTCAGCCGGAAAAACTCCTGCACCTATATGCGGAAAAACAATGCAATCCGAACCCTTCAAATCAAAAAAGGACAAAAAAATGCCCGCAGAGCTTTTAAACTCCGCGGGCTGTGATTTAGTAATAAATTATATAGGCATCGCTGAACCCTGCCTTAAGACCTTAACTTCAGTTTTGCTGCCTTTTTCTTGTTTTTTTCTATCTGGGTTAAGTTCATACCCAATAAAAATACAAATAAAAACTATTTATAATCAGTAATAGGCCTATTTTAATCCTACCTGCTAAACGCCATGATTGTAGCATCAAAGCCTTCTAAAATACTGATTCCTTCATTAGATAAGGATACTACTTATTATAGAAGGAAACTGAAAGCCCATTACCCACACTTCGACCAATCACCAGTTATGCATTCTGTACAGCCTCCAACCCGGATGAGTTTGTTTTGGCAAACTGGGCATTTGTTGTTCTCAATTAACCCTTGTTCACAAGGCTCCATGCAATAAGCCTTTCGGTTACAGTCAACGCAAACATCGTTCATTTTATCCGCCTCACACATTCATCTGTTTAATGAGGTTAACCCCTCATAGTTCTATACTTGTTTGACAATTTGTTCACACCATGGTGGGATCTGGAGTTGCAACGGATACAGGTGTGGCTACAACCGGGCTAATAGTAAACGGTTTAATCTTAGCAAGTTCTTGAGCTATAATTCCTTTAAACAAAGCCAATATCTCTTCCATGGGAAGGTTCTTTCCGAATCCGGTTTTGGCTATTTCTGTTTGAATAATATTGGTCACGGAATTAGCTAAATCAACCGATGGCAAAATCCCCCCCACTTGCTGCTTAGCATCGACAAAGCCCTGGCCTAAGATATAAGACGATGAGGCAATCACAAGATAGAGCACATCTTCCGGCGGCATACCTAGTTTCAATACGAAGTTAAGCAATACGATTAAGACAATTCCAACGAACGCCCATAGTTTACGAGACTTAAGTTTTTCGGACACGATTAATTCCTTCTTTCTTTTTTGAGCAAAATAAATAGCAGGTCATTTACCTGCTTAAACCTTCTGAGCTATTCACATTAGGGTTTGAGGGCTCTAAAACTTACTAAATCCACCGTTCCATGCTACATAGCCACTTTTTGTGTTAGCTCCTTTGTTAGTGGCATAAACGACATGCAATTTACCTTTCTTCCTGTAGAGTGGTGTTGCTGATTCTCTAGGATTCAAAGACCCTAAACTACCACCAATCTCATCGAGAACCGCTTCCATTGTAGAGCCATTCTGCCATTGGCTTTGGTAGATATACTGGATACAGCTAACTACATTGGCTACGTATCCACTTTTTACGCCTGTCGGTGTGGGATACTCAACTAGGCATAACTGCTTTGAACCGCTGACATCTAGGACAGTTATCCTATCCCCTTTGGAAACATATCTTCCTGGAATTGTATTCCCGTTTGCATCCCTAATATAAAGGTCGTCATTGATAACCTTGGCGTTGTTGGGATAAGTGTATTTTAGTGTAGCAACGGGAGGAACTGAAACAGGTACAGCGCTGGGAGCAGGACCATCTACATAAGCAATACCAAAGTAGTCACAAATGCCTTTTGCGTGGGCTACAGCGATGGTGTCTAAGAATGGCTTTGATTTTAACTTGGAAGCATCAGAAGAAGAGTCAATAAATCCACTTTCAGTTAAAATGGCAGGCGCATTGGTATTAGGGCCCGTTACATAATCATGCGCAATCTTAACCCCTCTGTTTGCCCACTGGCCTGCATTTACAAGATAAGGGAGAACCCTTTTGGCTAAAGTTTCTGCCTTGCCACCTGTACCATAAATTAAAATTTCTTGTCCTGTTCCCCCTCCTGCATTAATATGAATTGCCACAAATATATCTGCATTGACGTTATTAGAAATATCACATTTTGCTTGTAGAGATTGAACTAATGAAAAACCAGACGATAATCCTGTTACAAGGTCCCCATCTCTTGTGAGGACAACCTTGAATCCATTTAGTTCAAGCATGGGTTTTAGCTTTCTACAAATATAGAGTGTTAAGTCTTGCTCTAGTAACCCATTACCTTCTGCCCCTGTGTCATGACCATATGAGTTATGCCCTGGGTCTAAAACTACAACTGGCATTACTTTATCAGTCCTTTCAAAACCATACTATAATAAAAAGTCCAGAGATTAGTTAATGCAAAAAATACAAGAGTTACAGTTCCCGCTATAATCGCATTTTTTAGTTTGTTATACGTTTGCAAAGGTCGTTCGTTTATTTCTTTAACCTCGGTCGTTACCTTTGCTAAATTAGTCGTAAGGATTTTTGTTGCTTCCAAAACCTTATCGACAGTGCCCTCCATTCTAATATTAGATTTCTCTATATCTACTAGACTTTTAGAGTGGCCTTTGTCATTATCCTTAAGTTCAGAACAATCATCCTCTACGTGCTTAAATCTTCGGTCAATGTCCTCTTCCATCCCAATACTTACCTCCTGTTTTCAGAAAACTTCTGCATCGGAGGGAAATACAATTTATTGTATAACCCACAAGGGTACAGGGTGCGTACTACCTTGTGGGTTACCGTCCCGCAAGTGATTTAGATTACATGCCTACCACAGATACAACGGATAGCCATAACCACCACCACATAAGATCACCTCCTAATAAAGAAGGGCAAAGAAAAAAGACTATCTCTAGTCCCTGCTTTACCCTTGTTCATTTAATTAGACTACTTACATAGCAATTTGCGCTTCGGTCATTTGAGGAGTCGTTAAAATCATGTCGCATTCTGACTGGGTAATACGAGCTGGAACTTTACTTTGAAGATAAACTTCGTCTACTTTTCTCATAATCCAAAGATTGAGAATGAACGCATAAGCTGGACTTTGCATTGATATTCACCACCTCTCATCGCTTCAACTCTACAGAAGCGTCATCATAAAATCCTCCAACGCTGATATTCGTTCTCCGTCAGAGGGAGGGGATACAGCTCTTGTTTGGGCGTTAAGGATAACTTGAAACTCAACGTCGGTTACTTCTTTTGCGTCGAGTTCGTCAGTTGTAAAACCAGCGCTCATAGCATTCGCAAGCTCCATTTCCACGGTATTACAAGATGAAGAGGTTAGCACCCTTTTCGTGGCTATTTCGACGACGACGACCATTGTAATTTCCTCCTTATTGGCCCCATACTTGAAGAGACATTTGAATCGTATCCGTGGGTATATAATAACTAGGGTTACCCTGTAAGTCCCAGTTTAAGGTGAACCCTGTCGCGTTAAATACAACCCCCGCTTCCGTAACAGCCATCCCTGAGTGCATTAGTATTATTCGTGCCGTATTTACAGCTGTATGGCTATCTCCAAATCTAAACCAACAGTTGTGCTGAACTCCGTCGAAAGAACCATCAGAATCATAGTAAGAGTTGGGACCAGCACCCGCCGTCAACGATGCTCTTATTCTTATGAAGGAAGGCGTAAACCCCGTTGTAAAAGCTTGGGCTCCCGTGGTATTCGTAGCGTGAGTTCCTGAACCACTCCAAACCCTACATAATATCTGAGAAGCCCCGTGAGTAGGGTTAGTCAAGAACATTTGTCCTGCGGATGAAGTCATCCTTATAGGAGAATCTATACCATCATTCGTTACGTCATGGAAGTCAATATATTTACCAATTTCCATAACACCGTCCGTTTTAACGACGGGTATATGTGGCCAAGTACCCCCGTTTGCGCTAGTACCCCCTAGTCTAAATCCACCGAGCATGTCTGAATTTAGATTAGTATTTAGTACCCCATTTGATACGGGTATATTTCCCGTTGCGTTCCCTGCCGCATATCCTCCGTGCAAGGCTGAGTTTAAATTAGGAACAACCGTGGTAGAGGTAACGATCAAGGGGGGCGTACCTATCGCGATATTACTGACTAATTGAGTCGTTGTGATGGTATCCGTGGCGCTAACTTTGCCGCCTACGGTTAACTTTGAAATCCCATCGGGAAGAGAGTTAATCCCAACGCCGTTACTTCTAAGAGCAAGCATCGGAATATAGGAATTAATGGCTTGGGATAATATCGTCGATAACGCGCCAAGAGTCCCCTCGATAGCTATGCTCGCGGTGTCCTTAACCGTTAAAATATACGTTCCAATGGAAGTATCAAGTAACCCAGATAGCGTGGTCGTAAAGGTGAATGTTCCAGCTACCCAGCCCGAGTTTGTAACCGCCCCGCCATTATATTGATACGTTGGATTGGTTATCGTCAGCCCTGTTGTTATGCTTGTATTAAGCTTAATAAGCCCCGTTATGATGGCTGTTGTTTGTGCCCTTTGAACAGGGATGACCAGGGGGGTAATCGTCCCATAAGTAATCGTTGAAGGGTTATAGTAATTCAACATTATCTGGGTGGCGCTGGCAGCTAAATAGTTCCCATAGGTGGCTTTTGATGTAACCCTGACGACGCAGGTAGACGATAGTGCAACCGCCGTTAGAAAAAAACTAGCCGTCAAAACCGATAAGTCTGTACAGCCTGTTACGTTGGTAAAAGCCCCGCCCGCTATACTAACCGCTACGTCATACTTGATTGCTGCTGCACCCAATTGGTCTGTGGCTGCATTCCAAGTTACCGTTATCGCCTTTCTATTCGGAATATAATACAGCGTTCCTCCGACGTTATAAGTTCCCGAGGTCACTAATCCCGGAGTGGTCCACAGGGGGTTTACCCGAAGATCAACCGCAATCGTTTTTGTAGACGTACCCGAACTCCCGAAGGCGTTTGTTGTGGTAAGGGTGAAACTTAAATTCCCCACATAATTTGAACCGCTAAATAGAGCCTTAAGTTCCGTCATGCTAATAGGGATGGTCACTGCTCCCGCCGTAACGGTTATGGGATTAGTAATCGTTATTCCTAAACAAGCGAGGCTATAAGTAAACGCCGTACTCCCCTGAGTATTTGCCGCTCCGGTTACCGTAAGGGCTAGCGATGTTGCCCCGAAAGTAAGGCTCGCGGAACTTCCTAAAGTAGCCGGTGTGAATGTATTCTTGGTAATAAACCCAGAAAAGAGAAAGCCCGATTGTGCCGCACTGGTATCGAAACAACTTACGGCGTACCGCACTTGATGGCCCTGAGCTAGAGAGGAAATATTGTCCGTATAAGTTGGGGTTCCAACGGATATTCCGCTAGCTATTACAGGCCATGATCCGCTTTGATCCGTTTCTTTCTGGACCGTATAAGTAACCGTTGATTCGTTATCATTAGCGCCCCATCCATTCAGGGTAACGCTTGATAAGTTTTCTGCCACTATACCTGCAACGGGGTTGAGAGTGATGGAGCCTAACATTTGAGGAGCAGTGTTCCACACTGACACGGTAACCGATCCTCCAACAGTCGCATTAGGAGAAGTGGCACCCCCGTTATTACAGTACCATTCTACGCTTGCTGAATAAGTCCCTCCCCCAGAACCCGCGCCAACTGAGGTGTCGATGATGGCGGTTCTAGTTTCATTGAGTCCCCAAGTATTTCCTCCTCCGAAACCAACCCAACCGGAGGTTGTACCGTTGACTGTAACCCTAGCCAACATATACGTGCCGTAACCAAAACTACCTTCTGTCATTTTCAAGGTTACTTCAAAATGATGGTTTACAACTGATCCGTTTCTTCCACTTTGCCAGTATCCAATACCATGGTTCCAGTCTGGTGCCCCAGAGTTTACTGTGTTTACGGAATAATTATTTAAATCACCCATTAAGTTTCACCTCCTCTAAAACATAAAATCTACGCCGTCCGCCCTTTTTTGAATAAACATATTACCCATGATTATCTTGTCGTTAACTTTCATCTGTCCGTCAATAACGACCGAAACATCGTTTGCCGTTCCTTGTTTAGCAAAAATGAAGTCGTCAGCAATGGCGCTGTTTGACTGTAATAACAAGGCGCTTGTTACAGGGTCTTTCTTGACATTGAAGCCGTTATTATACATCTCAATTAGATTCGCGTTGGCGATATCATTGGGGAATATTACGTTTGAGTTCGCGTCCTTAGATATTTCCAGCCTTGCCATAATGGTGGCTTTACTAAGGGCGGGGTTGAATACCATCGACGTCCCGATGCTTACAGGGTTGTTGAAAGTACAGGCGGCCTCGTCAATACCAACGATAAGCGAAGCGTCATTATTGGAGTTCATATGAATTGAGCCCGAAGTCGTGTTTGTGTCGACAATATGGATATTTCCAACGTGCAAAGCGCCTGAAAATGTTCCCCCGAAGTTACCCGTGAGAGCCGTCATCGTACCGTCTTGCTGTACCCTGAACGGAGCGATTTCTTTGTTAGCCTCGATATCTCCCGCCCATATTCTCACGGGATTCAAACCGGTCATATCGGTTGTCATACCCGCGTTGGGTAAGACTACTTTACCCCGAACGATCGCGGTATTGATTTCAGCGTTTCCGTTTTGGAGAAGTTGCCAACCCGCTACGCCAGCGGCGTAATTAATTGACTGTACATTGCCCGCGAGTGTAACTGATCCCTCAGAACCTACTACAAATGTTTGATCGTTATTCGCATTGGTAATGATTAAGCCCTTAGCATTCATCTTATCGGCTGTTACTGCTCCTACTGCAATACTTTCAGCCAGAATTGATCCGACTAATATCTCTGCGGCGGTGATACTTCCGGCCATTATTTCATTGGCAGTGATACTTTTTGCGGCGATCTCTCTGGCTGTTATTGCATCAATAACCATTTTGTCCCCGGTGATCGTTCCAGCACAAATAGCGCCTACTCCGATGGCATCCGCTGCGATTGAACCTGCGGTAATTGATCCAACGGCCATTTGATCCGCAGTAATACAACCCGTTGCCAGAGCATCTGTTGTGATGGCGTTTGCGGCGATTGCATTGGCTACTATTGAACCGGGAACGATTAGATCCCCATCGATCACCGTTGAGTTGGGAACAGTGATGGCAATTCCTAGCTTATTCAAAAAAACCAAGCAATCTGAATCTGTTAAAGTTGGGTAGGCATCAGATACCACTAAGATTGTTGGAGTTGCCGCTAACCAATAGACATAATGATAGTCTGTGTGTCCATCAGGAAGGCCATAGGAAACTCCCTTATAAACCATCGTTAATCCTGCCCATTGGATTTCTAAGGATGTGGGCATATGATTTGCAATCGTGTACAAATTTAATCATCTCCTTTTGAGAAAGCAAGAGCGAAACATTTCTACATAAGTAGATGTTTCGCCATGTTTAAACGATCCGATGCAACCGATCCTGCTCCGATTTGTGTTCCTGTCACCGTGCCATTGACTAAGTTTGCCCCGGTAATTGTCGTTCCTGCGATCTTTGCCCCGGTTACGGCATTGGAGGCTATTTCCGTTCCTGTTACTGCGTTTGCCGCAATCGTTGCCGTTGTGATTTGATTGGCTCCAATGGCAGCGGTTAATACAGCCCCCGCTCCTATTTTAGTAGCGATAACTGCTCCTGCCCCTAAAGCCGTCGCATCAACATTTCCTGCTAAAATTTTTGCCGAAGTAACTGCTCCTGCTCCCAAAGCTGTAGCGGTAACTGCCCCTACTCCTAGCCCGGCGGCAACTACTGCCCCGGCACCTATCCCTGCGGCGACAATTGCCCCCGCTCCGATAGCACCCGCAAGAACTGCTCCTGTAGCAATTTTAGTTGAAATAACCGCATTTGCCCCTAGTTCATTGGCTGTAATGGCCCCGGTATTTATTGCTGCTGTATTGACGACACTTGCCGCAAATTGAGCTGACGCAGAAATGCCTCCTGTGGCAATTTTTCCTGCGATAATTGCGCCTGATCCGATAGCGCCTGAATCAACGACGCCTGCCGTGAATTGATTGGCTGCTGAAACCCCCCCGACAGCAATCTTTCCTGCGATAACGGCCCCTGCTCCAATTTCTAAAGACCCTACTGCCCCAGTCGCAATTAAGGCTGTTGTTATTTGATCGGCCCCAATGGCCGCCGTTAATACGGCGCCTGCTCCTATTCCATTTGCGATAACCGCCCCGGTTGAAATATGCGTTGATGTTATGGCATTTCCTGCAATATTTAAGGAACCGATCCCACCCGTTTTGACTTCACTTCCACTAACCGTTCCGTCAAGTAAAGCAGAGCCTGTACTCATTTGTCCCATAACTGTACTATGTTTTCCACCATCATTAATGAAGACTAAAACATCATCTTCAGTCAAAGTCGGCTTAATAGCACTTGTTAAGAAGGTTGTTTTATCTGCTTGAAGCAGTGTCCAATAAATAAATTTATTGGCTGAGTTTCCGTCTATGATCGCATAATTAATCCCTTTAAAAACCACATTACATGCAGCCCAAGCAACTGATCCCACAATTGGCATATTATCTGCGATGGTATAACCGTCTAATTGATGCCTCGGCAGATTTAAGTCTCTACTTCCAAATTTTCCAGTCTGGCCTGCTTTTGTGTAAAGACAATCCAATCTGTACTCGATGTCATGGAGAATACTTTTGAACTTGAAATCCATCGCGTGATTGATTGATTTCGTGACCAACACTTCTAACTGTTTAATTTTTGAGTTTCTTCTCACACGTTTCATCAACAAATCCCTCTTTCTTAAACCAAGATATGTTTCGCAAGATTTAGCTTATTAGCCGCAATAGCTCCTAAAGCTAATTTATTGTCAGTGACTATGCCATCTTTTAATTGTGTCGCCGTAATGGCTCCAACAGCAATATTTCCAGTATGAACGGCGCCTGCCGCAAGATTCGCGGTATCAATTTGACCTGCTCCTATTTGAGTCCCGTTAATTGTTCCAACCGTAATATTCGCAGCATGAAGATTTATGACATCAATCTCACCGCAATCAATCGTTCCTGCTGTAATCTTAGAAGCGGTTAGATCCACGATTTTTCCGTCAGTAATACTTGAATCGGCAATTTGCACCGTTCCGATGGCTCCGTTTTTGATAAGTGCTGTGGTAATGGCGCCTAACTTAATCTGGGCTGTATCTACCGCTAGGAGGGCTATTTGAGCACTATCTACCGCCAGTAAACCGATCTTTGCATTCGTTATACTCGCATTGGCTATATCGGCAGTTCCTACCACGAGTTTGTCAATCGAGGCGCGGTCAATCTTGCCGTTAGTTATTTGAGCATCGCCAATTTTCGCGGTTGTAATCGTGGCATTGGCGATCTTGGCCGAGTCCACAGCTAGATTATCGATCTTAGCATTCGTAATAGCAGCACTTGCTATTTGAGCTGAACCAACCGCTAAATTATTAATCTTACCCGTGGTCACCGCAAGGTCGTTAATGACAGCACTCGTAACCGCGAGCAATCCGATTTTCGCCGTGGTTATATTTGCATCAGCTATCTTTGCTGTTATGATTGCAGCATCTTGAATATTGGCGCTGCCTAGAATATCAATTTGATCAGCAGCAATCGTAATGGTTTCAGCCGATAAGTTAATCGCCTTTATGATTTGGGCCGGGTCTACTTTGGAATCAGCGGTTTGCTTTGCTATATCCGCGAGGGACTTAGCCTTCAATGCTATAGCGTTCAAGAGGTTAGAACGCGCATCGTAATAAGCCGTAAACGCGGCCCTAAGTTCCGTTCCTACCATATCTGTCGTGATAGTCAGGTCGGTAATTAGCGGCACGATATAGGCGCTTAAGGCAAAGTATGAATTGTCATATGGGGTCTTTTCGGTGATACCTATGAAGGTGTCCGCTTGATGGTCATTGATCGCCACCTCGGATACTATGGCATCGAATTCTTTCTTGATCGCCTGTTTTTCTTGGGAGGTTAACTTATTATCGTTTGATAAATCGGCTAGTATGGCACTAGAGACTGAGGCATCAATGACTGATTGTTGCCATACCGTTTTATCCGCTACTACGGTATCAGTTAGGACCGCGATAGAGTTCTCAATATTCGTCATCGAGCTCATTAAGTTCTTTTGGAAACTACCCAGCTCAATCTTTTCGATTCGCGCGGTTAGGTCGTTTCTAATAATAGAGATTACTTTACACTTCAGGTCAAGCATCAACTTCAGGTGTCTTACCATGACGGTATCGCCAATCGCTACGCTTTCAAGTACAGAGTAGTTTTTGTACTCCTGAGTCTTAGAAAGTTCCAAGAAGTCTACCGTATAGTTGACCAGAGGAATATCACATAATGTATTAACAAAATAGGCTTGAGCGGCAGTTCTGAGGTCAACTTCTAAGTCTACAGCAAAGGATACTTCTTTGATCTTGGGATTGGCGAATAGGCCAATGCTAGGACTATCAACATATCTTTCAGGAAGTAGTAACCCATTATTTCCAACGGGATATATTCTAGTGACGAGACTACCAAAATCAATGACCTCATCGATTCCAATAATGTTCTTCCCGTAGGATACCAAAACACCTTGATCAATTCCTCTAGCAACGAGTAGCTTTATCAAGAAGTTATCCCGTACAAGTTCCCCACCCCAGAGTGCTATAATGCCGTCTTTTGCCATGATTGCGTCAACGGGGTTTCTTTTGGTAAATTGTTTTGTCTGTACCCCTCCCACATCACCTGAACTTATGAAGGGATGGGTGTATTGAGTATGAGTCAGGATCCAACCAAGAGCGCCAGACCCCGATTGATCCGTCGGCGTGACGTCTTCTAAAAAGTTGTCTGCTAGGTCGTAGAATATATGCCGAGCATTTGTTTGGATACCGGAGAGCGTTTTGGATTTATGATAGATTCTAAACAACTGTCCGTCTGCGTTTTTGACGATATTTCCTTCGACGATGAACTGCCATTTACCCCTATTATCCAGCGGATACTCAAACGCAACTTCGTACAGGTCGTTGAACCGCTCCGTCGTCAGAAAGGACTTGCAGTCAGAAAGAACTGCAAGCCCGTTTGTAGCAAAATTGGTTTCCGTAGGCAAGTATATGCAAATCATTAAAGCCACCTCCAGTTCGGCGTAACCTGAACTGAAGTCACTGTACCCATCCAACTGATCGTATTATTGCCCGGTACTAATACCGGAAAATCACCCGCCATTTTATTATTTTGTAGTACCGAGTCATTGTACGCATCACGTAGAACGCTATCTATTGTGATAGAACCAACGACGCTTACCAAATTTACAGCCGTACCGTTTATCATCAATGTGATATTCCCACTACCCGTAACAATTATGACGGGTTCACTTGCAGCCGTTCCGGGGTTGATTAATACTCCTGCGTTGGCAAGGGCTAGGGGTGTGTTACTCGTTGAATATTTGAAGGGTTTACATCTGAAGTTAACCGTGAAGCGTCCAAACACTTTCCACTCTTGAGCAATATCGAATTGATCTGAAACGTGGGCAAGATAATATTTATCCGGCTGATTGCTGAGTATTAAAGGCCCTTCTCCCCCGTCAAGCCAAGCTTTGATCACATCCGCCTTGTCAGCAACACCGTCATCCTTGAAGCCGCATTTGAAAGGTATAATAATATCTTTGTAGGTTAAGTCATCCACTCTGAGGCTTCCGTTTCTACCAGGCACCTCAATGTAATTAATGTTCCTTGCGGGCTTAGGGATAACAGGACGTTTCTCGATTAGAATTCCATAGTCTAGAAAGCTGTCCTTAGATATAAAATTAAAACCGTACACTTACGCCCCTCCCCTCGCCGAAGCAACCTGCCCTCGGTAGAATTCTAGTTTATACGCCAAATCCTTTATATCCATATCGTTTGCGATGACAAGTTTATCAACCCGTAATAGGGCACCGATTGTATTGCTTACCGGTGGAGCAATACTTTTATTCGTTCCCAAGATATCGGCAGTTATTGCTCCGTTACCAGCATAAGGCGTTGCTTTTACGCCTATTTTCATGTCAGTTGACAGGCCTTTTATCGCGCTGTTAACTAAATGCTTTGAGTTCTGAATCCCCTTGGCTAATCCTCCCATGAAATCAGGCATCCAACTTTCATAGTCTACCAGCGGTCCTTGATCGGGAACACTGAAATGCAAAAAGCTCCTTATGGTATCCGCGACCCCTGATACCGCTGTGCCTACGCTTCCGATCATGGATTTTATACCTTTTATTAATCCCTGGATCATGTCCCCGCCCCAACTGTACATTTTAGAAGGTAACGCAGTGATCCAGTCCAGCGCTGATTGAATCCCACTGACGATCGCACTCTTGACTCCCGTCACTGTATTTGCTACGCCGTTTTTCATTGATGTGAACATATTGACTGCCGTATTATAAAGCTTTTGAGGAAGTTCTCCGAACCAGGTAATAAGACCGTTCCAGATATCCTTTGCTCCTTGAATGATCTGATTCCAAAAATTTATGATCCAAGTCTTGAAACTCGTCCACGCGGTTGTTGCGGTGGTCAATATGTTACCCCAGGCAGTCTTCAATAACCCCGCTATTGCTTGAATGGTACCAGAGAATATTTGTTTAATTCCTTCCCATATCTGGCCAAAGGCTACTTTCAAATTATTGAATATGCCTACCGCATCCGTTTTCAGTTGTGTAAAGTTCCCGGTGACTAGATCAAGGATTAGAAGAACTGCTCCGAGAACTACGTTTTTTATAACATCCCAAATCCCTGTGAGGTAAAGTTTAAATCCTTCCATGACTAACTTTATTCCGTCTGCCATAGAATTCCAGAGGGTTAAGATTCCTTGAATAAACGGGGTGACTATTACCATGACGCCTGTGACTATTGCGGCCCAGACGGTCGATAGGAAATCTTTAATACCGTTCCAGGCAGTTTGGGTTGCCGTTACTATCCCGGTCCAGATGCTGGATAAGAAAACTAAAATTCCGCTCCAAGTAGCTTCTGTCGATGTCTTAATTCCATTCCAAGTCGTTGTGAGGAAGGCTCCGATGTTTGAGAAGATCAGTTTGAGGGATGTCCACAATTCCTGGGCCTTGGCTTTGATGGTGTCCCAGTTTTTATAAAGCTCATAGCCTGCAAAGGCTACGAGTGCAATCGCGGCGACGACTCCGAGAACTGGCAATACTAACGATCCCATTGTAATTCCAGCCGTGCTCATTACTGCGCTCAAAGGACCGAACGCTGCCGCCAGAGTATTGACCACGCTTGCTCCACCGACTAAGGTCCCGAGTAATGCCGTAATTGTGAGGATTGCTGCTGTGAAATTTGGATTCTGCTTAATAAAATCGGCAATAGGAATGATGATTTTCGCCATGGCTACCGCGAATTGGGCGAGTATTGGCAGAAGGGCTGACCCAATGGCTGTTTTAGCAGAGTTCATTTGGTTTTCCATTTGTTTCATTTGTCCGGAGTAGCTTCCAAGGTCTGCCTGAGCTGATCCTGCGAATCGATCATTTAACCGCTCTTGAACGTCAGCCATCGTTATCGTTGCCGTTTCGCTGTTGCCTAATTGCTTTACTTCTTCTTTTGAGAGTATGCCGAGACTTACAAGAGCCCTTGCTTTGCCGTGGTATGCGTCTGCCACCATATTTGCCGCATCGCTGAGTGATGAGTTCTGGCCTGCTGCAACATTAGCGAGCGTGCCCTCCATTCCTAATGCTTTTGAAGCGTCAATCCCTTTTTCAGTCAACGTCTGTAATGCGGCCTTAGCATCTCCAGCTGAAAATGAGGACATTTTTGTGATGGCCGAGGTGAAGCTTTTGATGTCTTTACTCGCGTCGGCAGCGGAGAGTCCTTGATCTTGTAGTAAATTCGTTAATATACTGGTGCTTTGCTGCGCGTCCGTTGCTGACTTGACTGCACTTGCCAGAAACGCTCCCGCCGCTAAACCGACGGTTCCGAAGGCTGCTTTTAGATTTTGAAGTTTACTGCCTGTCGTTTCAGTCGACTGTCCCAGCGCTTCTTGGTGAGTGACGCCTTCTTCCAGTAATCGGTTGGTCTGTCCTAGTTCTGTTTCCATTCCCGCTAGAGCTGCTTTGGCGTTATTTAGTTTTATCTGTAGGTCCTGAGTCGCCTTTGCGTCGAGTCCCTTTTTTTCTGCTGATTCCTGAAATGCTTGCTCAAGTGATGACACTTTTTGTTTCTGGAGATCGATCTGTTGGTTGAGGCTACTACTTTTAAGTCCTAACTGCTCCGTGCTGGTCCCGAATTCTCCGAGTTGGGCTGATGCCAGTTTAAATTCAGATTGAACCACTCTCATTTGGGTATTGATTCCGCTGATCCCATTTTGGAAGCCTGTACTATCCAGGCTGATCTTTACTGCAAGGTTGCCAAGTTCTCCACTTGCCATGGTCTCACCACCTTTTTAAAAGACCGTATCGATATAATGTTTTGGTTCCTTTTTATTGGCTTTAAAAATTAAGAGGTCCATGTAATAGAAAAAATCTATTTCATCAATATCGTTTAGGGCCCATCCTTGGTCGATTAATTGTAAATAGGTTTCTTTTATAAACTCTGCCAGAGTCAAAGGCTCGCTTATGACTCCGTCGGTACGTTTGGGAATTGCTCTGCTTTGGCTCCGATCTGTCCGACCACGCTATTGATGCATTCCATAATTGTGGGGATTAATTTGTCAGCATCAAGGCCATCATAAAGCTCATCAATCGTGAATTGGTCGCCAAATAACTTCGCGACGTAATCCACTAGGTTGTCGAGATCAGCTGATTTGAGATCATTGAAGTTTGTCTTCTCGGTCATTTCGATGGCCTTACGGACCATTCTGCCTTTCGCTGGTGGAGCGATGTAGGTTCTGTCATTTAGAATAAGTTGCATAGGTGCCTCCAAACTAAAAGAGCCCCCTTAAGGACTCTCTCGTTACTCTCACTCATTAAGCTGTCGTGAAATTCGTAATATTGGTCGCTACTAAATAGTTTCCGGCGACATCGGATACATTGGTCGTGCAAATTGCGACATACGCAGTGGCAGCCGTTAAGACCGCTGTTGGGTGGAGGGTTAAAATCTTGCTCGTACCGTCAAGTGTCAACGTGCCAGGGATAATTGTTCCGTCAGTTGCTTTTAATAGGAAGAAGTTCGCAGAAGTTACCTTCGATGGGTCAATGGCTTCATTGAACGTCCAGATCATGTTGGCGGTGATTGGCACCGCTGCTGCAGCATCGGCTGGGGTGGTAATAACCGTCGGCGCGGTTGTATCAACCGTCGGGATTGTTACGGCTGAAAACCAAGTTGAATCGATCCCCACGGGGCAGTTCGTGTCGATTGAATCGACATGGTATTCCCACATTCCGTTGTATTGAGTGGTTTGAAAAAGTGCTTTTACTTTGGGCGCTTGAAACTTCACTTTCCCTTGCTGTCCTTCCAAGTTGTCATCCGGAAGTTGGAAAGCTCCTTTGTAAAGCACTCCGTAACGTTTGGCACCCCCGCGCAGAGTTGCCTTATAGAGTAAGGCTACATAAGGGGCAATGTCTGACCCTGAGGCATAAACCCCACCCGTCACTGCGGTGGTTTGACCCAGCAATTCTACTCTTTGCGCACTGGTCAGATCAGCAAGATCGACTTCTATGTCGACACTATCGAGCGTGGTTGCCTGATCCCAAAGAATATTCTCTGCAAATAGTTTTTCGGTGTTTTGCTTAGGCTTGATGCCTAATGTTTGAACTCCGGCATAGTATTTTGGCACGGCATAGGTGAGTCCTGTGATATCGTCTTTTGTTTGTTTTGCCACGTACAGTTTTTCTATACCAATAATCGGCATACCATGCTTCACTCCTTCTCCACTAAATGACATAATAAAAGCGCATGGCCTTGTGATAAATCTGAGTATCAGATTCATACAGGTCTAGCGCTGTTGTTCGTTTGAAGCCTACTGCTTCCAAAGTCAATTTAACTTGATCAACCAGCGATGAGTTGTCGCCCTTTGACCACACATCCACTTGCATATAATAACCCGTGGCTATTTCGTCGTTCTCTGCCCAAGCCTCACCCTGCTCGTTATAGCAAAAGAAGGTAATGTAAGACGTCGCCGTCCCTAAATACGTTTGCCAGAATACCGGAACGCCCAGGGGTTTGAGAGCGTTCACTAGGATGCTGTTAATCATAATCCCAAGGACTTCACAATCGTGTGTTTCATCGTTTCTTCAGCCTCTGCTTGCTTGTGTTCATAGGCTGGTTGAACAAAGGGCTGGGCTCTCATCTTGCTTGTCCCCCATTCCAAGAATTTAGCTCTCCAGTTCGTGGTTTTACCAGGACCGATTTCGAGATATTTGACGCCATCTTTCGTTTTAACGCCGGATATTTGGATGTCATCTCGGATGTGGGGGTGGCTGATCGAGCTCACCTTGACGAGACTCTTCATTTCATCTGCAATGGGTTGAGCAGCGGCCTTGAGCGCCTGATTCTCGACCCTACTGGCCTTATCACTGACTTCCTTAAGCTGGTTTAAGATTTCATCAAGTCCCTGAAGTTCCATCTCAGCCGCCATTTTGTAACACCTCCCTTGTGTGTATTTCAAGCCAGCGTCTTCGCCCTGTAGTATCAACCGGGGGCACTTTAACCTCAAACGAATCTGCGCCATGGATTAGTCTCATGCCTGCTTTGATGCCTTCGCGATAACGAATAGTAAACAGAATATCCGTCTCGGCTTGTGCTGCTGCAGCCTGATAAAACAATTTCCCTTTAAGCCCGGTTCTTTTTGCATAGGGGGTCATAAGCGTTTGCCAATCTTCCAGTGGGTTGCCGTTATCGTCCGTCTGGTCAAGGGCCGCGTTATATTGAATCATGATTTTATGTCTTAAATCCCCCGAATTCATAGCAGCCCTCCTTTACACAGGCGCTATTCTGTCCAACCATAGGAGCGCCGACACTGCAAAAGCTATCTCCCCTGGTGCTTGGCCTGTGTCACTTAAGATCGCTCGATTCTCATACCAATGGCTGACGAGTAGTTTCATGGCTTGCTTTACCTTTTGCGGGACAGTCTCTGCGGTATCGCCATAACCACATGTAAACTCAATCACGACCGCATCGAGTGGGAACGGTACGAACGAAGGCCATGGCTGTGCATAAGGAGGAGTTACCCTACCCAAAACTCCGCACGTGCTGACAACATATTGTTGGGTTTCAGAAAGTGTTGTCACGATTCCGGCGGAGTTCTTATAAGTGACTCGGTCGACGGTTTGCAGGTTTCCTCTTGGTAGTTCAATCACTCGACTTTGCCAGTCATCAGAACTCATTTGCCAAGTTTGAGTGATGTAGGCACGGTTTTGAAACGCTTCACAATACTCCCGAGCGGCTGTAATTATGGCGCTCAGGTAGTCGTCCTCGACAGTATCAGTCACATCATCCAGTCTAAGATAAGTCTTTATTTCCTGAACCCCCAAGGGCTCAATGGCGGGTGGTGTCTTTAAGACTAAATTCATGGCACCCTCCTTGTTAGTAACACCGGCCTAAAAATAAGGAGCAGGTGTTAGCTGCTCCTTGAATCAATTAAACTAAGACTGTGTCCATTACTTCGTTCTCAAAACGGCCATCAGTGAGTACTACGACAACCCCGCCAGTTATTGCGCCTACGACTACCTCTGTGGACTTAAGTCTTACATAGCCATAACCTGCCATGGCGAGCATTGAGTCATCAACCTCGACCTTATATAGTTTGTTGATCGCGGCTACGGTTGTAAAACCTGCAACCGGTGCTTGCTTGATAGGGCCGAATGTATCTCCGGAGATGCATTCCTGATAAAAGAAACCGATGGGGGTTACTGCCGTTGGAGTAACATCGCTGCATGCCTCAACAGTGATCGTTGCTGTTCCCACTGCTCCAGCTCCACATTGAACAAGGAAACTGGCGTGCTGCCAGTTCTTCATGTTGATAACGGCAGTAGGCGTAACCCCGGCGAAAGCGTTCGCTATCGGTGGTAGAACATTAGCGACATGATAAAGATCATCCATTTTGATTATTCCTCCTCAATTTTTAATGATTAGCGTGCAGCTAAGGTAACGAATGGGCTGAGGGTGTTACTGCCCTTGAATGGCACGAGTGCTGATTTCCAAATTGGCTGACCATCTACGCGATAGATAAAACGGAAGACACTTTCGTCATAGAGAAAACGGACATGGATCGAGGATGCGGCGTTGATACCGCCTTTGTCGATCAGGAGATACTGCGAAAGGTCAACCAACGAAATGTCCCCTTGTGATCCGATGGTGTTGGCTTGCTCAACTGGGATCACAGGACGACCGAACAGGGTGCTATATGGAAGCCCGGATAATCCACTGGCAGGCATATAGACCGGGATACCACCAGTACCTACGTTGAGGGTCAGTTGACTTAGTTGCGGCTCTACGTCTTGGTTGATTAACCAAACAGCGTCTTGACGAGACCTTCCCCAGCAACGAGACCACATCTTTAGAATGTTCTGGGTTACGATGGTTCCGGCGACCTGGCTTGTTTCCTTTGCGACACTCACGAGTGCCCCACTGTTCATAAATCCAAGCGGCTGCCCAGCGCCGAGGCCGTTCATGATTGCATCGTCCATTCGGAAACCAAATTCTTCTGCGAATGCCTGACCAATGATTGCCTCAAGAGCCACGGCATCTTGGAGAAGTTCGTCTGTCGCGTAGCAGAGGCCCGTTAATTTTTTGAGTTTCAATTCCACTTTATTGAATTTAGGCTTTTTGCCACTCAAAGCGTCAGCTTCGTTTTCCCAGAAGGATTGAATACCGCCCCAACGAGAGCCGTTGGCACGACTGCTTTCATCGATGCCGTTTGCTTCAAGGGCGTTTGATGTAGGACTAATGGGAATCTTTCGGCACTTGGACGCTAGAACACCCGTCTCATAGGTTTTCTGGAGCAACTCTTTTGCAAAATCTTCTCCAACAAGGAACCCACCATCCGAGGGGACTGATTCGCCCATTCCGGACGCTGCATTTTGCATCAGAAGCCTTTGGTCAGGCGTTGCACCTTGTTTGGATGCTGCATAGACAGCAGAGAGAAATTCACTGTTATTTTTCCAGATTACTTTAGAACGATCTTTAGGTTGTGCCCAAAGAGGCTCGTTGACCGCCTTTTTGGCTTCAGCTGCAGCCTTTAGTTCCTCGGCTACCATCACGTCAACCTGTTTTTGTACTTCAATCTTGGCATTTACGGCTTTGATTTCCGCAAGTACGGCGTTTATCTCATCGGTGGTAGCATCTTCCCTCGCTGTGATGCCCTGTGCTTTTGCTTTCAAACTTGCTTTAAGAGCCAACAATCGTTCCATTTCACTCATTCTTGCTTGCCTCGCTTTCTTTTTTGGGTCGTAAAAATAACCTTAGAGTTCGCACTCTAAGGCTAGGATCGCTTTTGCTTTTGCGTTCTCTCCCGCATCGATTGGATCAGTTTGTTCAACAGGATCGACATGCTTAGATGGATCTTCAGCGATGATCTTGATAAATCTAGGCGTGTTTTTATATCCCGCCAGGATTTCAAAGTCTCTAACGCTGGCAGCGATTGCTATCTCTTCGCCCACAACGTCGCACAGGCCAAGGTCCAAGCACTCCTGCGCAGTCAGCCAAGTCTCAGCATCGAGTAATGCCACAAGATCCTGTGTTTTCATGCCCGAGGCTTTCGCTAGGTATGTTTCCTGGATGCTCTCGCTTACTTTGTCTAAAGTGTCGGCCATGCTCCGCATTTCATGGGCGTTTCCATAGACTCCACTCATTGGATGATGAATCATCATCATGGCGTTGGCTGGCATAGTGATCGTATCGCCCGCCATAGCAATAACCGAGGCGATTGAGGCAGCCAAACCATCGATGTGCATATTTACCATTGCCGGGTGCCTCTTTAATTGTGAGTAAATAGTCTGGCCCGCAAAGACGTCGCCGCCTGGGGAATTCATGTACACGTTCAGGGCCGTTATATCGCCGAGGGCATCAAGTTCTGCCTTGAACGATGTCGGGGTTATTTCATTACCATCGCTAAACCAGCCACCTTGTGAATCCGCAATCTCTCCATAGATTGTTAGCTCGCTTTCGTTATTGGTCAGTGCCTTGAACGCCCAGTATTTCTTTTTTGCAGTCTTTTTCTTTGCCACTCTCTCACCTCCTTTCAAGGCATAATAAAAAGCACCCTATAGGTGCTTAAAAATTGCTTTGTCTAATTGGTCATCATTTTATGGATTGCTTCCACCATCGCTTTCGATTGGTCTGCTGGTTGGATTTCACCCGCCTCGCCCATGTTTAAAGGTTGCATATAAACATCACCATTCGGTAAAGACGGCATGTTTTCAAGCTTGCGGATATCATTCACACTCAACCATCCCCACTGTCTGCCTGTTGCGTATGATGTCGCCCGGCTTACCGCGTCGCCTCGAAGTAGCGAATCCATTTTGAACTCTACATAATAACCCGCTTTTCTTTCTTGGTCGGAGAGCAACTGCATGTTAATATTTTCTTCAAACCTCTTGAAGATTGGGAGCATGGTATACATAACGAACTCAAGACTCTGCTGCTCAATGTTGTTGTTTGTGGAGCGCCCAAGGAGTTGAATCAAGTGCTGCGGGACCCGATAAATACGACATATATCTTCGGCTTGAAAGGACTTACTCTCCAATAGTTGGGCGTCTACTGGGTTGATCGTCATGGGTGAGAATTTCATCCCGCCCTCTAACAACATCGGTGTGCCAGTACGCTTAAGCCCTGCGTAATTGTGCTTAAGCTCCTTCTTGAGTCGGTTGAACGATTCTTCGCCGAGTTCTCCAGGGACTTCAAAAGACCCACTTGGATTTGCACCATTTTTGTACAGGTTAACCCCAAACTGTTCATAGGACACACCCAGTCTGATCGCTGATGCAGCATAGGTGATCGGGGACAATCCAATGATGCCATCAAAACTTAAGTTCGGAACATGAAATACCTCGTTCCTTGTCAGGTTTTTCTGCGAAGTTCCTTGTTTTATAACATAGATGAGTCCTTTGGTATCAGGATCTCTTTTAATCTCCACCCCTGAATATTGATAAGGATACAACCCGACCAACTGACCTTTGTTATTGACTAACCTCTCACAGACTGAATTCCCCCCGAGATTTATTGAAGTCATGCAAGCCTCTTTAAAGTTGAAAGGCGACATCTCTTCATTGGGTTTGTTGTGCAAAATATCAAAGATGGCAAGATCGTTAACTGCCTCGCGCTCACCGTTGTTGTCTTTCCGATACAATACTACTGGCATACACGCGAAGGTTTCCGCTAGAACTTTGTTACATGCAAAAACCGCCGTATATTTCATGGCGGTCACTGGATCAATGTTATCCCCGAGGGTTGTGTCATCAAGATCGGCCCCTGACATAAACCTTTGGATATATTCCTCCATATTATCTTTGAATAACAGTTTTACCTTTTCAGTGAACCTCACCCTACCACCCCCTTTCTAGAGCAGACTTCTCATACCACGTTTTTCATAGATGGATTTTTCCTCTATGAGCACCGCCCGAGCGTGCGCGTTAATTAGGGCCGCGATGGGATCAATCCTGTGCGTAGATTTTGACTTGTCCAGCATAAAGGTTTCATTGGGAGCCATTTTGGTGATTGAATTACCAATCGCCCACGTTAAGACTGGGTTGTTGTTGTGTACCACGTTTCCCTTGTACACTTCTTCTCGGAAGCTCTTTGTTGGCTCCCCCAAAGACTGCATTCCTTGTCTGATATCGACGCATGTATACCCAAGGTTTGTCATTTCCGTACCAAACATATTGGCATTCCATTTGTCGTAACAAAGTTCCTTGGGTATAAAACCCAGTTCCTTGGTGGTGGAGTTGATGTACTCCATCACAAAGGCATAGTCCACAACTTCTCCTGGGGTTAGAGTGATCCAACCTTGCTCCACCCACAAACCATAAGGAACTTTATCTGTCGACATCTTTTCTTTTAACTTTTCTTCAGGCATGAACGAGTGACATAGCACGTAATATTTATTGTCAATCTTGAACTCATGGGCCACGCTGGTTAGGTCTAAGGTGGCCGATAAGTCCGCGCCGATAATACAATTTTTACCCCGCAGCATTTCCAAGTCGAAGTCCTGCCCACATTTAGCCCACTTGCTAAGATCCATATATCCAAACTCCCTCATTTGTACCCACCGGTTAACGGTCTTTGTGAGGAAATCGCGCATCTTTTCAGGTGCTTCTAACGCTAGATCGAGCCTTCGCCTGATGGACTCGACCCCCTCAGGGTAGGAACACACAATTGGGTTAGCTTTGGCCCATACTGTTTCGTCCTTTATGTCGTCATCTGCGTCGATCTCGTTCACCATGACGAAATAATTTTCGTTCTCATAAGGGTTGTCGGGGTCGAGTATGTGTGTGATGAGTTTATATTCAACTGAATAACAAGGATTCGCCAGGTTAAACCCGGCGGTGGTTATGACCATTAGTAAGGGTTGGGGCCTTGCGACCATGCCGCTGTCGATGATGTCATACATCTCACTGGTTTTGTGCGCATGATATTCGTCTATAACTCCGCACTGAGGATTTAGTCCGTCTCCGGTTTTCTCATCCTCTTTACTTAGTGCGTCCATGATCGATCCAGTTTTGATGTGCTTGATCTGGCCGTAGGCAATTTTGAACTTTCCTTTTAAATCGGGGCATCCCAGAAGCATGGCTTCTGTTTCTTCCCAAACGATCCGGGCTTGTTTCCTTTTGGTCGCGGTGCAGTAAACCTCGGAGGTTCCTTCCCCGAAGGCCATTAGTTCGTAACTCCCCACGCACGCCAGGGATTGTGATTTTGCATTTTTTCGGCCTACTTGCCAATATGCTTTACTGAATCTGCGGTATCCGGTATCCTTGTGAACCCATCCATATATGTTCCCAAACACAAACTTTTGAATGGCATGCGGTTCAATGTGCTGACCCTTGAGGACTCCTTTGCGGTGCTTGAATATCCGCATCCAATCGAGAAACTTTTCTGCTTTTTCCTCGACAAAAACAAAAGGAAACCCTACGGTTTCCTGATTGGCTATGTCATTGAGAAATCTTTGACAGGCCCATTTATGTTTCTGGCAAGAAATTATTTCATCGGATAGAACGGCCTCTGAATACTTGATTAGTTCTTCCGTTAGCATTACACATCACCGAATTTCCTCTCGAACTCCGTCGGTGGCTTAATTAGTTCTTTAGGGTTTGCCAGTCTCAACCTTGCCGCAGGAGTCAGTCCGAATTCAGTACAGTATCGTTTATATATCTCACCATATTTATTTGATAAGGCCACGTAGGGGTTGGGTACTATGTTTTTATTCCCGCCCTTGTTTGTGTAAGTTACCAGCATCCCATGTTTCTCGATTTCATTATTTGATTTAATGAACTTAGAAAAAGCATCGCAGCAAATGGCAAGTGCCCCCACGTCTACGTTGGTCAATAAATCCATTTCCTGTAGTTCTCGGCTTAATATTTTCCAGTGTTTTTTTGAATCGGGGTCGAGCCAAGTTGGGCATCGGACTTTGTCCCTGTTGGGTTGGTATTTTTGTTCAAGTCGTCTTCGGGCTTCGATTTCGGCTTTAGTTAGATGTTTTCTTCCATCCAATACAACCACATCGATTGGCTTTGGTGGTCTGCCTGCCATGATATCTCTCCTTTCTTACCCCCCTTTTGGTTTATAAAGGGAATTTTTTGCGAGCTGACCTTGGCATCGGTCCCGCTTTGATAGGCTATAAGGAAATGAACCCCCCTACCCCTCGGTGTCACTCACCCTTGCCAGTCCTAACGCTGTGACATGCTTTGCACAAGCACATTAAATTGCTCTTCACCAACCGCAGCGCGGGGTTCTCCCTTACCTTCTTGATGTGGTGTACCTCACTCGCTGATGTCAACCTCCCGCTACTTAAACAGTCGTGGCACAAGGGGTCTTTCCGAAGAACTAGTTTCCGTAACCTCTCCCAGTTGCGATCGTACCCGCGTTGCCTCGCCGATCCTCTGTACCTTTCGTACTCATTGACAACGTGCTGATGATCAGCGCATTGCCCATTTGCTTCACCTGTTAGTTGGGTACATCCTATCTGTTTGCAGGGCCTAAGTGCTCTCTCTGGCATACTTACTCACCCACATCTTGGTAGGATATCGTTTTCCCACCACGCAATAAAAAAACACCAGCATCGCTGCCAGCGCTTTCGACGAACCTTTTCACAATAACATCGGCATACTTTTCGTCGAGTTCCATTGAGTGGCACACTCTTTCTGTCTGCTCTGCCGCGAGGATCGTCGTCCCAGAACCACCAAACAGGTCGAGAACCAAATCGCCTTTATGACTTGAGTTGAGGATGGCCTTTGCCACCAATACAATCGGCTTCATCGTCGGATGCAGTTCGGATCGCTTCGGCCTTGGTATATCCCAAACGTCGGTCTGCTTTCTATCTTCAAGAGGTACAAGCCTGGCGCTGCCCTCCAACCATCCATACCATATCGGTTCGTATTGAGTGTGGTAATCCTTTCGGGATAATACCAGCGAGTCCTTTCTCCAAATGACTGTACTCGACCAGTGGTATCCTGCGTCGGTCAAAACATTCATTAGGCTGCCCCACTCCTGGGCACTCATGACCACATAGGTCATGCAGCCCGGTTCGCACACAGCTTTCATAGCACTGAAGGTTTTCTCCATAAATTCCTTGAATTGATCGGTCGGCATACTGTCGTTAAGTATTGTGCGCGACTTCCAGCTTGGGTGATTGGTACTGGAACCATAGTCAACATTCCAAGGCGGGTCTGTAAAAACGTGCCGGGCCCTTTTGCCGTTCATAAGAACTCCGACATCTTCAGGAGAAGTGCTATCCCCACACATCAATCGGTGCTTCCCGAGGAGCCAAACGTCGCCGCGCTGACTTATTGGGGTTTTAATATCCGCAAGTGCCTTATCCGCGTCGAAGTCGTCTTCTTCAATGTCCTCACTTGTGGGGTCAGTCTCAACAAGTAATTCGCTTAGGTCAAAACCCGTTAGAGAAACATCAAATCCGCTGTCGCTGAGGTCTTTCAACAGGTCCTCTAAAAGTGGGGCATCCCACTCGCCGGATACCTTATTGAGTGCAATATTCAGGGCCTTTTCCTTTTGCACATCCATATCAACCACAACACAGTCAACTTCCGTTGCACCTTGCTCAGTCAATATTTTAAATCGTTGATGGCCTCCCACAATGCTTCCTGTTCGCTTGTTCCAAATAACGGGTTCAACGTATCCAAATTCCTCGATGCTCCTTCGGAGTTTCTCATACTCTGGATCACCGGGCTTTAGGTCTTTGCGGGGATTGTATTTTGCTGCCTTTAATTGATTGATGGGTATTTTCTGTATGTCCATGTTTTCCTCCCAAACTTAAGAACGTGCTGGTGTAGCGCGTAGTAATAATAAAGCCGTTAAGAAACCTTGTTTCGAAAAAATCGGGCATAAATGTGTTTTTCCATACGGTAGTATGAATAGTAGATGCCATACTTGATTTCATTGGAGTAACAACCAGTGCTCAGCATTAGTAGTGATAATGGAGTGACTGATGATTATGAATCCTTAAGATTAATTAAGTTAGCTAAATGATACTTTTTCATATAACCATTCCATTTACCTGTTTCCACGCATAGAAAAAGCCCCTGGAAATCGTGTTTCCAAAGGCCTCATTGTTTTCATTTCTTTCATACTACTATTTTATCACATGACGAGCGGACAAAGCGGACAGCTTTTGATTCTTTTTGCAAAACCTGTCATGCGCTTTCCGCACACTGCTCTCCGTAGCATAAACGCTGATGCTTGCCGCTACTTGATTCCAAGTGAGTCCATTTACGTATCGAAGAGCAATAATCTGCCGCATTTCACTGTCATCAATGCTTTGTATATAGCGGTTAATCCTGTTTAGCTCGTAAAAGCACTTCTTAATGTTAAGATCGATAAGTCCCTTGAGGTCAATAATTTCTGCCACATACTTACACAACCTCTCCGTGATGCCGGAACTTCCAGGCATACCCGTAATGTGCGAAGTGCATGAGGTAGCAAGACATTCCAACTCATCAAGCCGTCGTTGCTGTTCTTCAATTTCCCTATTCAGCGAATAAAGCTGTGACAGTTCTTTTTTCGTCATGCAATTCCTCCTTAAGGCATACCTTTACTGCATCAATCAAAGCAGCCTGGGTTGTATCCTTACATTTTAAAGCTTTCATGATATCTTCATCGATGGTTCCTTTTGCGATAAGGTGGTGAATGACCACTGTATCTGAAGCTTGTCCTTGCCTCCAAAGACGGGCATTTGTCTGCTGATACAGTTCAAGACTCCAGGTTAACCCGAACCAAATGAGGGTTGACCCTCCCGCCTGAAGGTTGAGACCATGTCCTGCAGAAGCAGGATGAATAACTGCTACTGGTATTTCTCCGCTATTCCACCGCTTTATGGAATCCGCGCTGTCAAGCTTCACAACTTCAAATCGCTTGCATATATGTTCAAGGTCATGCTTAAACCAATACGCCACTAGTACGGGCTTTCCGTTTGCCGCTTCGATTAGATCCTCAAGGGTATCCAGCTTGCGGTCATGAATGTGAATGACTTTACCACCCTCGCCGTAGACCGCACCGTTTGCCATTTGTACCAGCTTGTTTGAAAGTCCCACAGCACTGGCGGCATCCACATCATCGCCGTTCATTGTTAGTACCAGATCAGTCTTTAAGGTTTTATAGCAAGCCATTTCACTTTCCGACAGCCTTACGGGGTATTCACTGTAGCTGCATTCAGGCATCTTGAGAAAGTCAGTGCTTTTCATGCTGATGGTGATGTCGGAAACAAGCCTGTATATTGCTTCCTCCGCACCAGGCCTTGGCTTATATGAAAAGACTATTTGCTGATTCCGTTTATCCGGCACGAAGTAGTTATTGCGATAGTGAGATATGAACCGTCCAAGTCTTTGTCCCAAATCAAGAATGCGGTACTCTGCCCATAAATCCATGAGTCCGTTTGAAGAAGGCGTTCCGGTTAATCCGACAACCTTTCTGATCGTAGGTCTTACCGACAGTAGACTGCGGAACCGTTTTGCCTGGTATGACTTGAATGAACTTAATTCATCAATGACCAGCATCTCGTAATCAAATGGAAGTTCACTTTTTTCTACCAGCCACTCCACATTTTCACGGTTAATCATGTAAATGTCAGCTTTCTGCAAAAGCGCTGCTTTCCTTTGTGCTTCGCTACCAATCGCCACTGAGTAATTTAGGCCTTTGAGGTGATCCCATTTTTCGATCTCAGCAGGCCAGGTATCTCTTGCCACTCGTAGTGGAGCAACTACCAGCACTTTTCGTATTTCAAAGCTATCAAATAACAAGTTAAATATTGCAGTAAGCGTTATTACACTTTTACCAAGTCCCATATCCAGGAAAATAGCAGATACGGGATGACGGGTGATGTACTCCGTTGCATAAACTTGATAGTTATGAGCTTCGTATTTCATCGAGTATCCCTCCAATCTGTGTGATTTCATCTATGCAGTAAACCGAAAAGCCGAGTGACTCTAACTGGCTTTTTCGCTTTACCTGAAGTGGCCTTAAGGTTTTGCCCGGTGCCTTCAGTTCAACGAAGGCAAATTTCCTACCGGGTAGAAGAACCAAACGGTCGGGCAATCCATCTAAACTAGGTGATATAAGCTTGATGGCAAGGCCACCCATTTCTCTTACTACTTTTTTTAGTTTATTTTCAATCATGCTTTCTCTCATTGCTTCACCTTCCATGTAATCTGTTCCGATGAAACGTCTCGCGCGTGTATATAGGTAAAATGCCTGTATATGATGCTCTTGTTCTATTTATCTTATATTTTCAATTTATATATAAGTTTTGGAACAATGGTACAGGGTAGCTGTTTTCTCATATATATAAAGGGTTTATTGCTGTTCCGAGAAAAGAATTTATTGGTTCATCTTGTTTCATCGGAACAGCTGTTTTTTGTTCCATTTATGTGAGTGTTCCAAATGTTCCTACCATTTCAGTCCATTGGAACATATAGCCGCTGTGGTCCGTACAGTGGAATGCGGTCTTTCTTTATAAGCTTGCTCCAGCCGCCGATACGAGCCATTATTGATGAGATGTTGCTGCTTTCAATTCTGTTAAGGTTGGCTCGGTCTTTGCCAAAGCACTCGCACCAGATTTCAATATTGGACACAGACTCACGACGGTAGATACCTTGCTTATCGACGCCACCAAAATCACTGCCATTTAGGAAATTGCGTCGTTCAAATAAATCCATGCTTGTCCAATCCTCCGGTAAAAGTGCATCAAGGTATTCACGCACCAGGCCTTCACGCTCATCACTTTCCATTGCTTCTCGCTGCTCAGCTTTTGCGAGATCTTCCATATCTGCTTCAAGGTAGAGTTTTTCACCCTTATTAACATATATAAGAACCTCTGCCCATATCTGTAGTGCTTCCTGCTGTGTCATCTGCCATGAAGGTCTACCGCTGCCGCCAGGTGTTTTAACTGGCCAGAATCTACGGTTTCCCGTAGTATCGCGCAGATACCCTTTCTCGGCATTGGTTGTACCAAAGAAAATGCACTGTCTAAAGTGAGGAGTGGCTCTCTTACCAAAGCTAGCGCGATAGATGTCGTTTTGTCTTGTCAGAAAGCTACGGAGCGTTTCCACCTCGGCTTTTTTAAGCCCAGCTAGTTCACAGATCTCCAGTATCCAATAGCCCTGCAGTTTTTCTGCTGCGGTTTTGTCCTTGGTATCACCGAGGTTTAAACTGTCGGAAAACCAATCACCAGCAAGTTTTGATATTAGGGTACTTTTGCCGACGCCCTGCGGGCCATTTAGCACCAGCATGGAATCAAACTTGCAGCCGGGATGTAGCACACGACTGATTGCCGCACAAAGCGTTTTTCTTGTAACGGCACGGACATATTTATTGTCCTCCGCCCCGAGGTAATCAATAAGCAGCGTTTCCACACGTTCTGTACCATCCCATTTCGGCAATGAGTCAATATACTCGCGGATAGGATGATAGGAACGGTCATCGGTTACAGTCATTACTGCCACATCATAATTTCTTTTGGAAAATACACCATAACTCGAATCAATATACCGGATTAGCTGCGCATCGTCAGCATCTCTCCAGAACTTCGATGGATGCGCCCACGGTACGGAATCCTTGATTTCCATGCCATCAAGCAGTTGATTAAACACAATGCTTTTCAGACTTTCGTCATTTTCCAAAATAAGAGCGAGGTTTTGCAGAGTGTTTTGAATTGTTCCTGTTTTATCGAGTGATAGCTGACTTTGCCATTCGTCTGTATCCATAAATTCCTGTTTTGCCTGCGCCTTGCGCTCTTCGGCAAACTGCGACTTGACCCTTTCATCTTTTACTGCAAGTTCGCTCATAGCTTTGAAGGACGGCAGTTTGGAGGGAGGCGTGTTATCAGCTGCCTTATCATCAAGGCCGCTAAACTTGTGCAGCCTCACAAGGTCAAAAGTGTTCAGCAGCTTGCTACTGGCAGGATCAGTAGCGTGGTGCGAGAAGGCAAATTTGTTGTCATATACAACAAGACCTGCTGAGGAATCTGCAGGAATGTAGTCATAGCGACCTTCCATTACGCTTGGCTCATATACATCTGTTAGGAAGGTCTCAATGGCATCCTCAATGGGATAAGCCCTGCAGAAAGCGCCAACTACACCTTCTTTTGATAGGGGATCTGCCTGCTGTGTAATGCTGCGTTTTACCACCTCTGACTGACGAGATGACACCGGCCATGTTGAGGTATCCCTCCAATCCTTATACATTGCGAGATACTTGTCTGGGTCGAGCGGGGTTCCGTCTTTTTCTTTATAGAAGAATTCACCGTCTAATGGTGTAGATGGCCAATACATAAGCCTTACTGGCTCGTAGGTGGTATCATCGAATAGATCTATCCCGATTTCCTTTGCCACCATGCGGCTAACCGCCGGATACTCGTCCTCCGATATTTCACGGGAGAGTGGAATAATTAGGCGAAGTCTTGGATTTTCATTTGTATGTTTATGTGTGGAATAAGTGCTGCACTTGAAATCATGAAGCATGGTGATCCCATCCCAAATACCCGGTGTGGCATAGTCCATGTCGAGTGTCAGCAGGTCACGACAGAGGATATGGCCGTTTTTCCGTTTACCTTCCTTTAACGCTCCTCCGACGAAACCTCCGACATCCTTAATTGCATCCTGCTTATTTTTTGTCATTTTCCTGTACTCCGATACAGTTTCTGTGGTGCGGATAGTGGCGCTCACACGGTTGCAGAAATCCTCCCATGAGATATCCTTGTTCTTCCACTTTTTATCCATACGGCTGTTGCCGACTGCTATTTTCATTTAGGCCCTACCTCCTTGCAGTTTTCGGTGAAGTATCTGGTGGTAATATGATGCTTCGTTGCTTTATCGATTTCTGTTCGCATCCTGCTTGAGATATGACTACCAAACACCCATATCTGATAACATTTTCTAAGCCATACCATGCCACAATAAAGGCCCAATTTTCTCTCATCTGGGTCATGGTCATCCATTACCTGCGGGTATAGCAGATGAGGAGCAAAGGGTATTGCTCCTTTATCCACCGCGAACCGCAAGTATCTTTTTGCTTTATCGACATTAGTTTTTATATCTCCGGCGTAGGGTGAACAGATGAACACGCAAGGTCTATAGCTTTTAGCTTTTTCATCTCGGACCACGTTGGCCAGCGCTTTTACTGCTGTTGGATCTGGGTAACCTTCTGCGTTGTACTTTTCCATAGCTACAGCACCTCAACATTCATATTCTTGTTCAATGAGCGGGAGGATACTATGTGATTTCAGCAGTTCGTAGATGAATAAACGGCCTTTCTGAGTCCAGTAAGTATGGACCTTTGAGTGCATGGTTCCGTCGCTTGCTGGATAACTATGAGTCCTGGTTGCGGTATATCCTTGCTGAGCGTGTTTCTGATAGATAAGCCAGATATTTCCCTGACGAAATTGCACACCCTGTTGGTGTAGATACTCATTAAGCCAGCGACCGGATCTCCCGTAATCTTTCGCAATTGATGTAATGGCGACAGCATCTTTGCAGTTGAGCACAATATCGTAATAACTTGCTTTAGGCCGCATTTCAGTTATCTGCTGTTCCTGAATGCTGATGGACACTTCAAGAGCAGCATTTCTTGTCCTCTCTGCTTTGATTTCCTGTAATGCCCTGATCAAAGCGTCTGGATTGTCAAGCAGTTCATCAATCGCATAGAGTCCATGTTTTCGAATAGAAGGAAGCACTTCACGGGTTACCCAACGTTTGAACTTCTTAGTTTCGGGTTTATCAGAGCGAAGAATCACATTGTAAAGACCGCTTTCGTTGATACCGATCATTTCCTGTGCCCCACCAAGGGTGTCCACCCTGACCGACACCCTTTCGTCTGGGTCAAGTCTTTCCGCAGTGTCTCGGTAGTTAGATATGCCAAGCACTGCACAAACATCTTTCAGTACCCACAATGTATCCCCGCTGTTCCGAACGGTACGCACCTCTTTACCTTCGTAGCTGAAAATTGTTAAATTGTTCATAGTGGCCTCCTGCTATAGTTGTAGGGCGCATGATTTGCCCTCATCTATTAGCGAAAAATGGGAGGTATTCGAACCCCCCAAAAAATTAATCTTTTTTATAAAAGTTACAGATGTATCCATCCGCGCGGAGCTGCAGTCCTTTAGCCCATGCAGGAGTTTCGCCCATGATGCGGCATATCGTTTCAAGCGATGTGTCTGAGGGTGCTTCGATTACAACTTCGTCATGGACGTGCATTACGATGCGATATCCACTACTGTTTAAGCGCCGCATGGCATCCGTGAGGATATCCCTTGAGGCTGCCTGCACGATGTTTTCCACGAATTTAGGACCATAGCTTTCAATCCGCATCCACTTCTTCGATTCTCCAATGCCCTCATATGTGACAGACTCATTACCGTATCGGTTAAGTTCAATTTTGGGTTTTACATAACAGAGGTTTCTGCCTGACGGCAGCGTGATGAAAAGCATACCGCTTTGGTATGTAAACCGGATACCATGCGTTTCGGTAGAAGTCCGCTCACGCACGACTTTAATAGCCGCTTTATCGACAGCCCACCAAAATCTTACGATATGGGGATTGGCGTTTCGCCAGGCATTTACCAACGGCTGGAGTTCATTTTCGGAAACACCCATACCGAGTGCGCCCATTGCTTTTAACGCTCCGACAGAGCCGCCATAACCGAGAGCCAGTTCAGAGATCTTACCTTTCTGACGCAGCGGACTGCCTTTGCTTATTTCCTCTATTGGCACATGGAACATCTGCGATGCTGATGCTTCGTAAATCTTGCCGTGAGAAGCGAATACTTTCATACGCCACTTCTCTCCTGCTAGCCAGGCAATTACTCTTGCTTCAATTGCGGAGAAGTCAGCTACATAAAACCTACAGTCGCGTTTCGGTACAAATGCTGTCCTTATAAGCTCTGACAGTACCATCGATACAGAATCGTATAGCATTTCAACAGCGGCAAAATCGCCTTTGTGTATTAGGCTTCGCGCTAAATCCAAATCGGGTAAATGGTTTTGCGGCAGGTTCTGCACCTGGATGAGCCTTCCGGCAAATCTCCCAGTACGGTTTGCACCATAGAACTGCAATAGTCCTCTCGTTCTACCGTCCGAGCAGACCGCGTTTTCCATAGCGGTGTATTTCTTAACGCTTGACTTGGCAAGTTCCTGCCTGAGTTCCAGTGCTATTTCAACCTCACCAGCGGCTTCTTCAAGCAGTTCAAGCACAGCAGCTTTATTGAGCGATTCTGCTAGGACTCCTTGTTCAGCGAGCCATGTCTTCATCTGCTGCGTTGAATTTGGGTTTTCAAGCCCTGTGATTTTTCTTGCCTGGTCTATATGTGTATTTCTGAATTGCTCATCACAGCGGGTTGCCTGTTTCACGAGCGTCATATCAAGTTGTATCCCTCGGTCATTGATTTCCTGATCAAGGCTATAGTTTCTCCACTCGATATCCGGGACCGGAAATTTCAAAAACTTCACCTGCAGAGCCATTTCTGTTTCCACATCTCTGAGGTTGTATGCTTTATAAATCTCCCATTTTTCCAGATTGTCGGCAGGCATGTTTCGTATACGTCCGCCGTTAATTTTAGTTGGTCTGCAGGGTATCGAAAAGTAACGGATCAGTTCCTTACCTTCCTTTAACTTCTGCTTTTCAAGACCGACAACAGAGCCAACACCCTCAAGAGATAACGGCAGACCGAGCGTTGCCGCCCAGACCATTGTGCATCTCCACGACTGTGGGGATAGCCATAGACCAAGATGGCGTGAAAGGCATATCCTCTCGAACTGAGCATTGAAAGCCCATTTCATCACCGAAGGGTCAATCAATGCATTTGCTATTTCCGTTGGCAATTTTTCACCGCAGGCAAGATCAGTAACCTTCACTGCACCGCCGTCGACTGAATATCCGAACAGTAATATTTCAAAATCATCAGCCTCACAGTAACGGTAAACTCCACTTTTGGGCAGGCTTATTGATGAATAAGTTTCAATATCTATGGATATGTTTTTCATTGATAACCTCCTTTAAGGAGGACAGTCGAAACCATCCTCCCCTTGAGTTAATTGTTAGGATAAAAAATCATCATCGACTTCAGTGGTGAAATCATCAGCTGCATTGGATTTGCCACCAAGAGGTTCACCATCACGGATCTTCTGGATATTACTGAGACCGCAGGCAATACCACGATTTCCGTTGGAGTTGAATGCGTAGAAGTTAATGGACACTCTCGCATAAACTCCGGAATATAACTCGGAGCGGTCTAGTATTGGATTTACTGACCGGTCAACAACTTGAGGAGCGGTTGAGCTGTTGGCATTAAGGAAATAACAGCCTTTATATGCGTCATCGTCACGCTCCGCATCGCCATCACGAAGTGGTAGTTTCAAAGCGGCTTTGCTCGGGATCTTACCTCCGAATTTTCCTTTGCCTTCCTCAATTGCGCCATCCACAGCGGCGTTGATAGCACTAAGTGTTTTGGTATCGGACTTGGAAACGATAAGGCTGACGCTGTATTTCTCGGTACCTCCGTTAATGGATTTAGGCTCCCACACGTTTGCGTAGGACAGACGAACAACACCTGTAACAACTTTTGTAGCAACTTGATTTTTCATATTTTAATCCTCCATAATTTCATTAAATTCATTTTTTGCACTTGATGTATTGATAACTGAACGCTTGTCTCCAGCAGGAACGAACGTCGGCTTACCCGGTGGTTTGAAAATTAGGCCGCCGAGAACCTCCTTGAATGTCTTTTTCCCCATCAACTTTTCCATTTTGGTAAGGGGGATGAGACTTTGTTTGTAGATGTCGCGGTAACCAGCACCCATTGCAGTATCCGCTACAACAACTTCATCTGTGTACTTGCGATTGGATCGTCCCTCAACCACCTTGAAGCCCGACCACTGTTTGCCATGATTGATTGCTGCATCAGCGGCATAAGCCATGATTCCATTTGCCCACTTTGTCAGGTCATTGATGGAAAAAAGGACATCTTCGATTTCCACATCGGTTAATAATGGAGGGAGAGCAAACTCAAAACTTGCAAGTTTCAATTTTGCCTCAGCTCTCGCGCGACATTTAACTGAGGCTCGGCAGAAGGTACACCATTCGCCTGGACAGTAGCTTCCTTCTCCTTTATATGCAAGAGCCGCTTTTGGTTTCAGCACCGTTTCCGCCCACTTTTTAAGATCGTCCACGGGGATTGTCCATGTGCTGATATTTTCACGTCGTGGCTGATAGATGGTCATTGAAACCTCTGATATGTCATATAGACTATCGAAAATTTCCAGCGCACCTAGCGCGTAAAGCATTATCTGAGGGTTTTTCTCCACATCGACCAGAACACCCAAACCGTACTTAAAATCAATGATATGGAGTCGTTCGTCACCAATAATGATGGAGTCACCGGTCCCAAAGCCTTCTGGCACATAACTAGAAAAGTCGAGATGCTGCTCAATCAACACAATCGGGTCGTTGCATTTTAGTTTCGCTTGTGCCAAGGACTCAAGCACATAATCCACATACTCATCGGTGTATAGGTCCATCTCATCGCAGTCATACTTTGAGATTGGCTTCTTGGAACGCATTTTAAGTGCCTTACGCAGCTTATGTTCCCCTAGTTCGTGTGCAGCTGTTCCTTCTGCTGCGGCTTCCGTTTCGTTGTTGCTAAATTCCAACTCCAGCCTTGCCGAAGGTGGGCAGTTCAGCCAACGGTGAGATGCGGAGGCAGAAAGTACTGCGTGATTACCCATTACCGAGTCCCTCCGCATCTGTCAGAAGGTCGGCATATTTTACTGAGTCAACCTCGCTGAGTTTCTTTGCACCATATTTACCGAGTAATTCTCTGACCTCTGCGGTAAGGTTGTTTCTGCTCTTTTCCGCAAGTACCATTCTGACTTGTTCCAGCGTTACTGTTGGCTGCAGCGGATCAGGTTCTGTTTCTGTTTTTGGAGTGGAATCATTAATAGAGGCAGCTACTATGTTTTCTTCGTTCTGCAGCATTGTCTCTGCTACAGCCTGTACGGTGTCAGCAAGACTGCGCATATCAGACACCACATCGAACAGCTGTTTTATTTTACTCATTGAACTCACCTCTTTCCTTGATTTCTTTGATTTCCACCGTTTCGACCGTATTGCCCGGTGTCAAGACAATCACTCCGACTTTCTCGCCGAACAGAAAGTCTAGCAGCCGGCTTCGAATCTGCATTGTGCCACTTCTGATTACCGGATTCTTGCTGCCATCCTGGTGGGTCACATTGATGTACACTTTGTGCCTTAAGCCCATGGCTTTCAGCTCCTTCCGGAGGTTTTGTTTTCTCGACCTCCATCTATAAGCGATAAATCGGGGGTATTCGAACCCCCCTTTTTAGGAGAAATATTTTCGCAGTTTCTCATTGATTTTTTTTAGACGATTGCGAATGGCAGCCTCACTCACGCCTTCTTCGGCTGCGATATTGGTGTTGGTACGCCTGTCTACATAAATCTTCTTGAAAAGCTCTATCTGCTGAGGTAGAAGGCATTGCATAGCAGTTGCCAGCGTATCAAGCTGAGATTGACGAGTTTTAACATTCTCTTGTTCTATGGCAATGATTTCCGGATTCATGCTGTCATCTGCGAGGTAGGTATTGCGATCATCGGCTTTCTTACCGTTGCCATCATGGTATGCATCAAGGCTTGAGGTCCGGTAATCAGAACGACGCTGTTCATCGACTTCGGCATCATCCATTTCATGAAGCAAATCAATATTCGCTTCGGTAACTCCTTTTTCGTCGGGAGTAAGAATAATTCGATCTCCCTCGGAGGTGTAATAGATATAGCTAGTGCGATTCTTTTGGCTGGTTTTGAATTGTCTTGACATGATTTGACTCCTTTGTTTTTCAAAATTTGGCTTTTGAAATCCGCAGGAGCCGAATCAATCCGTAGAACGAAAAACGACGGCCAGGATAGTCCTCTGTTATGAGAACTAATCCTGGCCGTCGTGCAGCTCTGCGGATTTGCTATTTACTTGGTTGTATCTTATGCTGCGCAGTGGTGGCTTTCGATATGGAAAGCGTTGGTGCTGATGCGACTAACCATTGTTACAGTGCCTTCCCGTTCGATTGTGAACGTTCCACCAACAGGCAGGTGTGTACTGTTTCTGCAACGCTTATATGCAACTTCTACAAGCCCTGTAGTCGCGTTTCCCTTGCAGGCAATGCGACCGTTGCAATCACGAATCTCCTCCATGAGATATCCTCCTTTCTGCAATTCTTCTCTTTTGCGTCTGTTTCGTTTCCGTTCGTGAATATTGCATCGACAAACGCAAATTCAAGTTATATAATGTAAAATATTAGTGTATTGTGGCTTTGACAGTGATTCCAACTCGCCCGCCAACTGATCTTTCTGACTTTATTATAGAAAAAATCAGCCTTCGCATCGCGGAGGGCAACGGAGAGTTTCGGAGTAAAACGGAGCTTTTATAGAGGAGGAGCCAGCGTGTATCTTAATAAGTTTGTTCAGTTGCTTTATCCGTATTTAGGTGATGGGAAATCGCCATCTGAATACCTAAAGACACTCTTTGATAATTTTATGGAAGAGCCAAACGGCAGTCAGGACGTAAACGGCAACTATAATCCTCTTTATGATCTCACGTCGGACTTTCTCAATAGAATCTACAATGGCACGGAGAAGCTCGCAAAAACACGCGCGACCACAATACTTGGTCGTCTGGACAAAAGCAAATTCTCCGATTATTTCAATGACACGCTGGCGCTGGATGCGATAACTGCTATTGAGGAGCAATTTGGAAAGCATCAAATACAGATGACCGTAACCGAAGTGCCGGGAAAGTGCATCGAGATACTTACGGGCATATTGAATGAGATAGCAAGCGGCACAAAAAAGAAAAGCACCAGTGACGCATCTTCTCTACAAGGAAAAATGATGCTATCACAGGTGCCATCACCAAGTGTCAGTGTTAAAGATGGAAAAATCTATATTGGCGGGCAAAATATAGAATTACCTAAAAATTTAAAACTGCCAGTGGATATTGCGCCAACGGAACTACCCTATGTGGAAGAGCTGTTTGCCGCTTATGCTCAAGCAGAGCATAAGGGAAGCGTAACAAAGGACATGTTACCGCAGATGCCTACAAAATATGAGCGCAATTTTACAGAGCAGCGGGAGAATTATTATAACGCCGAAAGTATCCGGCGGTCGGTTCGTGAAGTATTCAGCGGTGGTGAAGATGATTTTAATCGCTTGAAAGACGACACATATGATGGTGTCAGCGACACCTGCTGGGATGACTATGAACATGGGTACGCCCGTTTGGTGGCTGTACTTAAGCAAGTATCACAGATAACGCTTTCAAAGTCTTACTTGGCGCAAATTTCCAACTGGATTGGAAACAGTGAAAAGAAAGGCGTTTGCCATATGCTGGTGAACGATGGCAGAATCCATTGGGTGGTTGATGATGAGTGACTTGTTTAATACGCCTTTTGAGATTTCTATGCGCATTTTATTGACGCTCTTTGTTTGCAGCGGAAAAAGCAGAACAGTCGATATGATTGCTGCGGCGGATTTCTTAACTATTTACAGCCGCAATTTTGGAATCGTAGATTACAACCTTCACGGAGAGAATTCTTTTAATTTCAGCGAACTTGCTTCACGACGCAAGCTCATGAACGAGGCAATAAAGCAGTTGGTCGTTGATGGGTTGATTGCTGTTGTCTGGGGAAAACAGGGCTTTCAATATAAGCTGAATTCACCTGGTCGACAGGTATGCGATTGTTTTTCGACGGTCTATGCAGCGGAGTATATTTGGCTGGCACAGGCCGTCTATGACTTTATTGACGACAAGACGGAGCTTGAAGTAATACGCCTGATTAACAATCGAGCCACTATGACGAGGGAAAGGAGAACGGACAATGGCTAACTTTTATATTCAGAAGATAACCGCGTCAGGCAACGGAAAAAATAATTCCATTGTTAAGTTCAATCCTGGCCTGAATGTTATTTACGGACGCTCCAACACAGGAAAGACCTGCATTGTCAAGTGTATCAATTTTATATTTGGAGGTTCCGTACTTCCTTTTTCTGAAAAGACAGGATACACCTGCGTGCAGATGGACGTCAGGACGCTAAGCGGTCATTTGATTCTGGAAAGAAAACTTGACGAGAATAAAATATCCGTTTTCAGCACTGATGAAAATATCGAGTCCGGGAAATATAATTCAAAAAAAGGGAAAAATCTAATCAGCTCTGTATTGCTAAAGCTGATGGGAATTGAAGACGACCATCAGATTATTTCAAATGAAAACTTTAAAACGAAGCACCTTACATGGCGTACCTTTGTGCATATGTTGATAGTTAATGAGCGCGAAATCGACAGAGAAAGCTCTATCATTCTGCCGAAAATGCCACAGCACCAAACGGCGTTTCTCTCCTCGCTGCTCTTCCTGTTATATGACAAGGACTTCTCGGGGTTTGATGAGCGTGAAAGCAAAAAGGAAAAAGCTATTCGCAAGGCCGCCGTGGAAAAATACATCAACGGCGAACTAAGTTCCTTTGCCGAACGTAAGCAAGTCGTAACGGATAACTTGAGCAGATTTGAGGAAATCAATGTTGAGCGAAAAATTGAAGAACTTGTCGATTCCCTTAGCAAGACGGAAGACCGTATTTCCGAAGCTATGACTCGAAGCAAAACGCTTTTAGAGGAAATGCTCCAAATGCAAGAAAGTCTAGCAGAGTGCAGTATGCTGTTTTCTCGTTATCAATCGCTGAAAAGCCAATATGCAGCGGACATCAAACGGCTGACATTCATTGTCGATGGCGAGGCAGCAATGCATAGTGTACCGCATGATGCGAAATGTCCGTTCTGTGACGGGAATTTGCCCTTAAAGGAGCAAGAATCCTATACAGATGCCGCCAGCGCCGAACTGAGCAGAATCGTCGCGCAGTTGGGAGGCCTGAATGAGTCTGAGCAGGATTTGGTGCAGCGCCGTGCTGACCTTGAACTGAAGATAGCCAGTCTGACCGATGAAAAATCGAATGTTGAAGCTCTGGTCAATTCGGAACTCAAGCCAAAAGCAAAAGATCTGGCCGAGTCCATCAACGGATATCGTGACTACATTCAGTTGCAAAACGAACTGGATATCATTCATCGCCTGTCGGATGGCTGGACTACCGACTTGCGAGGTATGCAGAACGAAGAGGACTCGCAGATAAAATACAAACCGAAGGATTTCTTTGATGATAACTTTTGGAAAACAATAGATGCATATTTGCAGGAAATTTTATTTGAGTGCAACTACACGCCATTGGTTTCGGCTCGACTCTCCAAAGAGAACTTCGATATCGAAGTAAATGGCAACAAGAAAGCCGTAAATTATGGTAAGGGATACTGCGCTTTTTTAAACACGGTGTTGACGCTTGCATTCAGGAAATATCTTGCGATGAATGCGGTATATAATCCGGGAATATTTGTGATAGATACGCCTTTGCTGGGCTTGGACGAAGGCACACACAACGAAGCTCCAGACAGCATTCAAAGGTCTTTATTCCAGTATTTCATCGACCATCAGGTCGAGGGTCAGCTGATTGTTGTGGAAAACATAAACACGATACCGAAATTAGACTATGCCGCTTCGGGTGCGCAAGAGATCGTCTTCACCAGAGGCCTATCAGAGGGCAGATATGGATTTCTTGACGGTGTTAAGGATCTATGATAACGCACACCGCACATAACAAGGAGGCAAAAAATGTATATCAGTTACAATAAGCTGTGGAAATTGTTGATTGACAGGAACATGAACAAGCAGGACTTGAAGAAAGCAACCGGCGTCAGCTCCGCCTCCATTGCCAAATTGGGTAAAGGCGAAAACATCACAACAGATGTACTGATGAAGATATGCAAAGTTCTTGATTGTGATATTGCAGATATAATGGAAATAGTAAATGATGAAGACAAAACCCAATAACAGCTGAATCCGTTATAGAAATAGCCAATAGATTTAGAATTATTGTGCCGAATTAATGACAGATATATAAGAGTGCCACTTGGCACAGAAGCGAGGAACTTTATGGCAGTTAAGAAAAGTGCCTTATACAGCTCTCTTTGGGCGAGCTGTGATGCATTAAGAGGCGGTATGGATGCCTCACAATACAAGGATTATATATTGACCCTCTTATTCGTGAAGTATGTTTCGGACAAGTTTAAGGGTGTTGCTTACGGCGACATCGATGTTCCAAAAGGGGGTAGTTTTGACGATATGCTTGCGCTGATTGGCAACAAGAACATCGGCGAAGAGATTGACAAAATCATCGCCAAACTCGCCGAAGCAAACAACCTCCGAGGGGTTATTGACAACGCGCACTTCAACGACGAGGACAAACTCGGCAAGGGCAAGGAAATGGTCGACAAACTGAGTGAGTTGCTCGGCATATTCCGCGACCAAATGCCGGACTTCAGCCGCAATCGCGCCGACGGCGACGACATAATAGGCGACGCATACGAATACCTTATGCGGAACTTCGCCACCGAGAGCGGTAAGAGCAAGGGGCAATTTTACACGCCCGCCGAAGTGTCACGCATACTCGCAAAAGTCGTTGGAATTGAGCATTCCAAAGCGGGCGAAACCACCCTGTACGATCCAGCTTGCGGCTCTGGCTCCCTATTAATCCGCGCGGCCGAAGCCGCTCCGGTCGATGTAGCCATATACGGCCAAGAAAAAGAAGGCACCACTGCCGGTCTTGCCCGTATGAACCTTGTTCTGCATAACCGAGCGACTGCCGAAATTAAAGGGGGCTACAGCACGTTCTCCGATCCGCAGTATAAGAATCCTAACGATGATGGGGCATTGCGTCAGTTTGACTTTGCAGTGGTTAATCCTCCGTTTTCCGATAAGAATTGGACGCACGGCTTGAAAGAATACGGACGTTTTGATGGCTACGGCGACCGCCCACCCCAGAGGAGCGGTGATTTCGCTTGGCTGCTCCATATTATTAAGTCGCTTAAGCGCAACGGCAAGGCGGCGGTGATACTTCCCCACGGCGTACTCTTTCGCGGTAACGCCGAGGCGACCATACGGCAATCGCTTATAGCCAAAGGCTATATTAAAGGCATCATAGGCTTACCCACGAACCTGTTTTACGGGACTAGTATAGCTACCTGCATTATCGTCATCGACAAAGAGAACGCCGACGAGCGGGACGGCATTTTTATGATTGACGCGAGCCGCGACTTCATCAAGGACGGCAACAAGAACCGTTTGCGCGAGCGCGATGTTTATAAAATCGTTACAACTTTCAACGAGCAGATCATAACTGATTCAAAATACGCCCGCTTTGTGCTGGATGACGAGATAAAAAACAAAAACGCCTACAACCTTAACTTAACGCGTTACATAAACGGCGGCGCGGCTGAGGATTTGCAGAGCATTGACGGTCACTTAAACGGCGGCATACCGAGCGCAGATGTTGACAGCCTGTTGCTCTATTGGGATACGTTCCCGAACCTGCAATCTGCGTTGTTCAAGCCGATCCGCGATGGGTTTTATTCGCTCGCCGTGGACAAAGATGCTATTCGTGACACCATTTATGGCGACTCAGACTTTTCCGCATACGCCGATAAGGTAGAGAAAGCCTTTGAGAGTTGGAAAGCCTGCGTTGACAGCAAACTCTGCGGCATAGATAGCAAGACAAAACCCAAGTTGCTGATTACAGAGATTGCCGAGCAAATCTTGGGGGAATACGAGCCTGTCACGCTTGTGGATAAATACGATGCCTATGAGGTGTTGCTGTCCTACTGGAACAACGTAATGGCCGATGATGTTTATATGCTTGTTCAGGATGGTTACAAAGCCGTCCGCGATATTGAGGTATTCACCAAGACGACCACCAAAAAGAAAAAAGACAATACGGAAGAAACAAAAACGACAGAAACGGGCTGGGACGGCAAACTTGTGCCGAAAGCCCTTGTTATAGAGATGTTCTTCTCTGCGGAGCAAAAAGTGATAGACGACACCGAAATAATCATCGTGTCGGTGCAAGCCGAACTAGACGACTTGATAGAGAACGCCGAAGACGATTCTGTCATTAACGACGTGCTTAAAGACAACGGCAATCTTGATAAGCCGGGACTTAAGAAAAAACATAAAGATAAGACGCTCGACGCAGATGACTGGAAAGTGTTGCAGACCCTGTCCAAATTAGTCGTTAGGGTTGATGAGGGTACGAAGACGCTAAAAGATCTCCGCGCCGCCCTAGACAAGAAAACCCGAGAGCAGTATGTCAAACTCACCGACGAGCAGTGTGTGGAACTGCTCCTTGAACGCAAGTGGTATCGCTCGCTTGTGAGCGGCGTATATGCACTGTATATGGCGGTGAGCCATCGCATTGCTGAGCGGGTGACGGAACTCGCCGAACGCTATGAGCGGACGATACCGGAGCTTGAAACCGAAGTCACCGAACTTGAAAGCAAGGTGAAATTCCATCTGGAAAGGATGGGTTTTGTATGGTGAACTGCTGGAGTATTCAAAAGTTATCAGACCTTTCAAACATGAAAAGTGGGTTGGGCATAACAGAGGAAAATATCGAAAAATCTGGGAATTATCCTTGTTATGGCGGTAATGGGTTGCGTGGCTTTACGTCCGAATATACTCATGATGGGCAATTTGCACTTATTGGTCGTCAGGGTGCGCTTTGCGGCAATGTTGCATTAGTTTCAGGGAGATTCTTTGCTTCTGAGCATGCTGTTGTTGTCACTCCCAAGTCAAACACGGATATAGTATTTCTGTCCTACGTCTTGATAGATATGAGATTAAATCAATATTCTGAGTCATCGGCTCAACCCGGATTGTCAGTTAAAAAAGTTCTTGAAATCGAGTACTATGCTCCCAATGACAATTCTGAACAACGCGCCATCGCCGCCGCGTTGTCGGATTCAGACGCATACATCACCGCGCTCGAAAAGCTGATTGCCAAGAAACGCACCGTGAAGCAAGGTGCAATGCAGGAACTGCTCACGGGCAAGCGTCGCTTGCCGGGATTTAGTGGTGTGTGGGACACTTTGAAACTTGCGGCAAACTCAACACTAAAAGCAAGAATCGGTTGGCAAGGCCTGACAACAGCAGAGTATCTTGATGAAGGATATTCTTACCTTATCACTGGCACAGATTTCTCAAATGGCAAGATAGCGTGGAGCGGTTGCCATTATGTAGACAAAAGTCGCTATGACCAAGACACGAATATTCAAGCGGGCAACGGTGACGTTCTGATAACAAAAGACGGAACTATTGGCAAGGTCGCTATCGTAAACGGCTTGACAAAAAAAGCAACGCTTAATAGTGGTGTCTTTGTAGTCCGTCCGAAAAACGAAGCGTATGAAAGGACATACATCTATTATGTCTTGCTTTCGCAAATCTTCGCCGATTTCCTTGCTAAACTGTTGGCGGGTTCTACAATTAACCACTTATATCAAAAGGACTTTGTAAACTTCGAGTTTAAAGCCCCGGTCGCAATCGCCGAACAAACCGCCATTGCCGCCGTTCTCTCCGATATGGACGCGGAGATTGACGCGCTGATACAAAAGCTCGAAAAGGCGAAGTGCATAAAGCAAGGTATGATGAGCGAACTACTGATGGGCAGAATACGATTGATACAGGAGGACACGGACAATGGCGAAAATTAACGAAGCTGAGCGTAAAACACAAGACCGTTTACTCGCCTTGTTCCGCGACAGGTCGACTCTTGGATATGAATATTATGGCGATTTACGCCACCAGTTAAACGGCAATGTCATAACTGAAAAGCTGATGTCGTTCCTGGTGAGTAAGCAGAAGTACAGCGTAACCCTATCCGCAAAAGCGGTTGATGCTCTTGTCCAGGCGGCGGGCAATCTGCAACAGGGGCTGTACAAAGCAAATCAGGACGCGTATTCACTCCTCAAATACGGTGCGAAAGTCAAGGAGAATCCCGGCGAGCCTGAAAAGACCGTTTACTTCATCGACTGGGAACACTCCCACAACAACGAGTATGCCATCGCCGAGGAAGTGACGATAAAGTCGGGCAGCGAACGCCGCCCTGACCTTGTCGTGTATATAAACGGAATCGCCATCGCGGTAATTGAACTGAAAAAATCCACCGTGTCGGTGTCGCAGGGCATACGGCAGAACATCTCCAACCAGAACGAGCA